AACCCGGTCAAATTGTTCCTTGCTGATGATTGCCGGGCAGAAGTTTTCATTGCGCCTGTCACCCCGGTCATAGATTCCCGTGTAAAGTGTTTCGGAGAGCATACGCCGGAAAGTAGCAGTACACCAATTAACGCCGTATGCTTCCCGGATATGCTTCACGGTAGAAAGCTGGCTGACGTTGCTTTCAAAAAAGTTGAAAGCGTCCCGGACAATTTCAGCGTCCCCCGGCACTATTTCCAGCCGCTTTTCTTCATTGACCCTGTACCCGAAAGGGCAGGAGCCGGAAACGACGGTTCCGTGGGCAATTTTACTGTCAAATACAACGTCTATTCTTTCCCCGCAAATATCAGCCTCATTTTGCGCTATGGAAAGTTTGACATTGATATATAAACGCCCGTTGGCGGTTGTCGTGTCGTATTCTTCATCTATCGTCTTCCAGTCGCAGCCGTGCGCCTGTAGTATTTCCATAACTTTGTAATAATCAGCGACAGAACGAAACCAGCGGTCAAGGCGGCAGAACAGAAGCAAGTCAACTTCATTGCGCTTCACGGCTTCTATCATTTTTTGAAATTCTGTCCGCTTGTGCATATTCTTTCGGGCGGTTTTTGCAGCGTCGATATAAACCCCGACAATGAGCCAGCCTTTTTCCCGTGCATATTCTTCCAGCCGTTCCTGTTGAGCTTCAAGGGATAGCCCCTTTATTTTTTGTTCTTCCCCTGATACCCGGATATAAAGAGCAACACGGACCAGCGGCGGCAGGCTGTCTTTATTTTTCATAGAAAATCACCTGCATTTCCTTTAATTTCCCGCCCACAGATGATATAATCAAAATTGCAGACGGTATGTTGTATCTGGTATGATATACTTTGCATTGCGGCGGCAATATTCCCAGTATTGCCGCCGCTTCCCTTTTCATCTTTGCGATTCTGCAATCAAAGCAGAATACCTTTCATAATCGTTCTGGGGATTGTCCCCTTTTATAACCACAAATTCTGAAAAGTCAACGATTCTTTGTTGAGTATTCAGCAGGGCTTCCGCAGTTTCAGGAAGCTGGTTACAATATTCTTCCGCAGCGGCTTTCAAGTCAAGCAGGACGGGCAAAGACCTTTCAATCAGTTCAGAGGACGTGCCGGAGGGAACGGAAAGAAGCTGCTGCCAGCGTGCAAGCTGACTTTCAGAAATGTATTTGCCACTGTCCGGGTTTTTCTTGTATGCGATATAAGCATAAATAAGATAAACCCCGAAGAGAGCAACAATAATTCCTGCCGGGATAGAGGACCCGGAAATAAAGAATCCGGCAACAATGACAAAGAACCCAAAAACGGCAACGCCAACAGTTGGAGGGTCGGGAAGGACAGCTTTTGCAGTAACCTTCTTTTCTTTAGGGGCGGGAGTTTCAACAATGCTTCCTGAATTGTCAAAGCGGGCAGCAGGAGCAGAGGAAGGAGAAGAAGCCTTTCCTTTCCTGTCAGTGTACGACAAGCCCTTTACAGGGAGGTTAACGCTGGTGGTTGTCTGCCCGTTGCTATTGAAAGTCTTGTGATACCCCTTGCCGCCTAAAGTCACACTTGCGCTTTTTCTATTCAGGTTGACTTTAACGCCCGGAGCTATTTTTATACTTTTTCTGTATCTTATTCCCATTTTTAAAATCTCCTATAAATCATAATTTTTTTAAGAAACAGCCCAGCAGAGCTTATGCAGCCCAGCCGGGCTTTTCATTGATTTGAAGCAAGGCTATTGCCGCTTGCGCTTCCGGGTCCCGTGTCTGCGGTGGTATTCAAAGCAGAGCTGCCCGCTGGCGGCACATTCCCAGAGCGACTTTTTATATATGCCGCTTCTGCGGCTTCTCTTTCCGCAGCCAAATTGTCAACGGAAGATTCAGCACGGGGAGCGGTAAGGCAAGCCCTGAAATGTTCCACAAGCATTTTGCGAACGCCGGGTTCAAGTTCAAAGTATGCTTTCATAATGTCAAGTTCCAATTCCGTCCCGCCGTGTTGCTGTACAAAGTCGTCAAGGCTAAAAGCAGGCGGTTGTATATACATAGGTTCCGTACCGTTCCGCAGCCAGTCTTCATTGACGTTGTAAGCCATACAGATTGACTTTATAGCCCGGTCAGTAACCGTTGCGCCGTCTTGTTCCATACCGCTTGCGCCACGTTGCTTCATTCCTATTGATTGTGCAAAGTCTGTCTGGTTTAGCTTCAAAACGTCTTTGCGAAAATACCGTATTCTTTCGTTGATAGTCAATATTTTCACCCCCTTTCTACAGTTCGTAATTAAAGAATAGCGTTAAACACTAAAAAAGTCAAGTAAATTTCTAAAAAACTATTGACAAATAGCTCTAAACACTATAAAATACAATCAAGATAGCTTTTAAAGCTAAAACAGGTAGCGAAAAGCACTATAAATAAATCGGAGGTACAAAGATATGATGAAACATGAATTTGAAGCCCTTGCGGGATATGAAGTAAGCGTATCGGACTATGACAATATTATCGAACCTATGTACATGGCTACAGATTTAAGCAAAGCGGATTTTGTAAAGGTTATCTGCAAAGAAAGATTTGCATTGAAGAGCCGGGAAGAAATCATTCAGGAAATGAAAGAGATTGCGGGACACCTGAAAAAGACCTGCGACAATTACACGGATTACGAAGCGGAAGAAAAGCTGAAAGAGCTTGCGGAAGAGTATAAAAGCAGGTTTGCCCCGTATAAGGGCGGCTTCTTCCTGAATACCAGACACACGCTGGAACATTTAGGAGAGTGTAGAGGGTGCAGTTATCCGGCAGAACTTGAAGTGTACGACGGAAAGTTTCACACGGTAGAGAAAATCAAAATTGCATAAAGGACCGGGAGCCGCAGAGGGGCAGCAGGAATAAAACCTGCGGGGCGGGTCCGATTCCCGCCCGGTTCAATCAGGGGACAGCCGGACCCCAAAAATAAGCACTGTCAAACGGGCAGCGGTCACGCCAGCTATAGAGCGTGTGGACGGTCAACAGGTTTTTCGGGCAGGCGGCTTTTTAAGGTGAAAGGCGGCAGCGGCGGTGCGGAAAGGAGCTTGCGGAAATGAATAATTTCAAAAAAGCATTTATCAGGACGGCGACAAAGTACGCTGAATATGTCGAATTGAAGATAAAAGCGGCGGCAGAAATCAAAATAACGCTGCCGAAAACGGATAATTCAAAACGGGGTACGCTGTACGTTGGACAATCCGAACCGACAGTATCAGAACAACTTTGCGAAGAGATACGGACATTAAATGCGGTTGCGGCAGCAGTCGGGAAAATGGAAGAAGTGCAAATAACAGAAATTGACCTGACAGAAGCGGAGCTGGAAGAAATCACGCTGACACCCGAACAGGAAGAGGAATTGAAGAAAAAACTTCTCTTTGCAATCAGTAAGGACGGGGAAACCGGGAAAGTGGAAATCTGCCCCATGAATGAAAAGAACTGTATCACATTACACGGGGCAGAGGAAGTGAAGTGGTTTATCAATCAACTACGGGAAACTATTCAATAGTTGTGTAACACTTACACTTCTTGTTCCGGGGAATAGAAGACCAGCCGTTTTGACGCATACACAATGAAACCGCCTGTAATATTTCTTCACGGGATAATTTGCGATAGGCATAAATTTCAAGTGTAAGTTACGCTGAAATTTGAAGGGCTAAAGGAAAGCAGGGTTTTAGAAATGCTGTCCTTATTCAAAGGATTCGCAGCAGAGGTTGAAGGAATAGTGCTTGAAGATGTCAACCTTGTATAGATGAAAACAAAAGCAGAAAAAGGGAAGGAGGAAGACGGATGGCAGAGGGAAAGAGAACAGAAACCATGATTCCACAGGAAGACAGCAAGGAAGCTGCGGAGGTTATGGGCTTCATGCAGATTCTGGACAGTCACGAAAAGAAAGAATTTCTTGCTTTCTTGCAGGGCGCAAAGTTCATGAAAAATCTGTCTGCCGGGGCAATTAAGACGGCATAACACGCCCGCCCCGGCTGCGGGCGTGAAAAGGAAGGAAGGTGGCGCACATGAAAGAAGGAATTGCGGCAGCAGGCGTGCAGGTGGAAGGGACTTTCAATGCGAAACGGTTCTTTGAAACGCTTGCAATGATTCTGTCCCGGAAAGAAAATCTGTCAATTACAGTGACAGTGCATGAAGAGAAGGAAGAGCCGCAGAGGGCGGCAGGATAGGAAGGAGGGGAAACAGTGGGATTGTATAAGCCCTTAGATTGGTGGTCAATCATTGATATGGTTGATGAAATCATGGAAGGGACAGGGAATAAATGCTTCCGAAACAGTGAATATGTCGGATATTATGACGAATTGTTGACGGAGATGGCGAACGCAGCAGGGGACTTGTATTGCGATATAGAGAACGTGAAAAACAAAATTTGCTATAAAGATATACCGTACAGGACCCGGAAGAACCCGGAGGAAGACGACGAAACGGAAAACGCCGCTTTCTGGTTCAATACGGTTGCGCTGACCCTGACGGAAACAGACGCTTCAACGCTTTTCTACAGGGAAGATAATTTTGAAGAAGAGGACAGGGAGCGTGAAAAGCGGATAAATGCACTTGAACGGCTTGCGAAAAAAGATTTTGTGTGGCTTATGCGGGAAGTAGGGAACCTGATTTTCCGATATTTAGACCTTTGCGGGGCATGGCAGGCAATAAAAGGAACCATTGACGAATTGGACAGCAGGCAGGCTTTCATAAAGGATAAAGGCGGGCTACACGAACCGAAAGCAGCGTATTTATAGCGAAAACACGACGGAAGCGGCTGTATAGCAGAGGGAGGAAGATGGCATATCTAATCACTTACGAATCAAAAGAAGTTATTGCGCCGGGGCGGTGCTTAGACTGCCCGCAGCAATTTATAAACACGAACCCGGAACCGGGGGAACCGATAAGGGGTTGTGGGCTGTCCGGTGAATTGATACCAGACGACTGGGACACGGAAGAAAGACCGTGGAACAAATGTCCAGTCAAGAAAACAAAAACAGCAAGACGGCGCAGAAAATGAAAGATTGTTATGCCGGAAACGGCTTGCAATAAATAAATCATACCAGATACAAGGAGGAAAAACAGAATGTCAAAAATGACAGAAGCGCAGGAAAAGGGAATTTTTAAAGCGGCAGTTGTCGTCCATGATGAAGCCGGGCTTCCCAACTACATGACTATGTTTTACATGGAGCCGGGAACCTATAAGCCGGAAGACGTGCCGGAAATGTTCAAGGTGAACGGGAAGACGGTTGCGGCGGTGCTTATATCACAGTATACAAACGCTATGATGAACGATATTCCCGTTTCCCTGCCGTATCAGAAGCCCGCCGAAAGCATGAGTTTAGACGAATCGGCGGCAGCTTGCCGGAGAAAAGGACCCGGCTGGCATTTAATGACCAATGCTGAATGGGTATACCTGATGAACGAAGCAAAGCAGATAGGGCATATCATAGGCGGAAACACGAATTACGGGAAGAACGCCGACAAGCCGGAGGAAAAGGGCTATTGTTACGACGGTTACACGGTTCTGACTGGGACAGAGCCGCTTTCATGGAGCCACGACGGGACAGCGGGCGGCGTTTTCGGACTTTGCGGAAACTTCTGGGAACGGGTTGCAGGGCTGCGGCTTCACAAAGGCGTAATTGAGTATATCCCGGAGAATAACGCAGCGGCAGCGGACTATATGCCGGGGGACCCTGCGTGGGTAGTAGCACGGACAGAGGAACCGGGAGAAGAAGGGCTTCCGTTCGGAAAGCCGCTGTATTTTGACATACAGTGCGGAAAAGTCGTGCTGACTGACGGGGAGATTGCCGGGGGCTGGAAGGGTTCACACATGAGCGAATTGCAGCTTGCCGGGAGCCTGAAAGAAGTCCCGGAAATTGTACATAGACTGGGGATATTGCCGCAGGACTGGCAGCAGGAGAAAGCCGGGATATGGGTTGACAGTGAACTTGAAGAAGCCGTGCCTATCCGGGGTTCGAGCTTCGGCAACACTTCCCTCGGTGGTGTGTCGGCGTTGCACTTGAACAACGCCCGTCTTGACGTCAACTACGGCGTTTCGTTCCGTTCCGCTTTATATCTGGAAGACTGGAAACTGGTAACTGAAATACTGAAAAGGGCGTGACAACGCCCGCAGAAATGCGAAAAAGACATAACAAAAAACCTTTGAAGAAGTGCCGCAAACACGTTCGACAAAGGTTTTTCGCTAACATTTTTTAATAACTCAATTCATGTTTATTATACCATGTTAGCGGCAGGAAAGCAAGCAAAATCAATGCAAAAAGCATTGAAAAAGCCGGGTTTTATCCCGGAAAACGGGCTTGTATGGGGTATTAAGATTCCTACGAAATTATATATTATATACTTGCGTAAGATAGATATATAATATATACTTGCGTAATACATGGATAATAAGCATAGAGGAAGGGGAAGTGTACCTTCTGACGAATACCCACGCCGTGATACAGGTATAAGGACAGTAAAGGGAAGGTGTGGGCATGGGCAAGGTATTCATGAGAGAGAAGAAGGTGGACTGCGGGCAGTACAGGGAAGCGGATATAATACCCCGGACAGAAAAGGCAGACAAGGCGGCAAAGGGGAAGAGGGGAAAGCGTAAGAAGGTAACGGAGCCAAAGCAAAAGGACCTGAACGAAAAGAACGCTAAACGCTATCTTGTGCAGCTAGGAAATGGGAATTTTGGGGTGGGTGATTTACACGTTTCCTGTACCTACGATAAAGACCACCTGCCGGGCAGCGTAGAGGAAGCGGAAAAGATAGTAAATAACTACTTGCGCCGGATAGCATACAGGCGGGGAAAGTTAGGGCTGGACCCGCTGAAATATATTCTTGTGACAGAATACAAGTTCGACAAGGAAGGGCAGATGATAAAGAGGGTACACCACCACATTATCATGAACGGCGGTTTGCCCCGTGATGATGTAGAACTGATGTGGACTGCTGACCGTATCAACTGGAATAAAGCACAGAATGACCCGGAGTATAGGGCAAGTATAAAGCAGATAGGGTGGGCGAACGCTGACCGCATACAGACGAATGAAAACGGAATTGAAGCACTTTGCAAGTACATAGTGAAGGACCCGCAGGGGAAGAAGAGGTGGAGCAGCAGCAGAAACCTTGTGCGCCCGGTAGAGCTTCCGAACGCAGATTATAAATACACGAAAAAGCAGATAGAGAAGCTGGCAAAGTCTGACGACTGCGGCGCAGAGTTCTTCAAAAAGCAATTCCCGGACTATGACATAAGGGAGATAAAACCAGTTTACTACGAAGAAACGGGCTGGCATATCTACTTGAAGATGTGGAAGAAGCCGGGGAAGAAAAAGGCAGGAGGGAAAAAGAAGTGATTCTGGAAGAGTTCATGAAAGGAGCTGTCCCCAGTGACAGATTGATTGTTGAAGACAGCACAGGGGAACTTTACAAGGGTTTTGTCGCTTGTCTGGGATATACGCAGATTGACAGGAGCCGGAAAGTAAAGAAGCACGGATTGTCAACGGAAATATTCAGGAAAGAGCTAAAAACAGTAGGGGCAGCAAAATATATGACGAAAGAAAAGAAAGTTCCCGTTGAAAGTATCAGCGAATTTTCTTTTTCTGACCTTGCAATGATGATTTATACAAAGGTTGTGCTGGAGGGATAGGAAATGAAGTGTAAATTCTGCGGAGCAGAAGTGAAGGTAAATGAAAAATGTCAATATTGCGGGTCAGTGGCAGAGCCGGAGTATTACGGATTGAAAAGAGAGTATGAAGCTGACAGGACCTATATTGTAAAAGCAGGCGACACGTTGTGGGCGATTGCAAAAACCTTATACGGCAGCGGCACAGAGTATATGCGGATTGTCAGGAAAAACAAAATCAAGAACCAGAATTTGATTTATCCGGGGCAGGTTTTGAAAGTTTAGGGGGATGGAATGTTAGTAAGTGAAGATATAAAAAGGGCATATGCGGTGTATAGCCTACTTGACCCGGAACAACAAAAGACAGCTTGCGAAATAGCGAAGAAGTTTCCGTATACAACGGAATACGTGGCAAAGGTGCTGGCAGAAAAGGGCTTCAATCAGGAGGAAGCAGAAAACTATATCAGGCGGCAGCTTGTACTGGGAAGAATAGGAATTTAAGGAGAGAAGGAAGGAAAGGGAAAATGGCTGAAAGTCAAAGGTTGTCCGAATCGGACACAATAATTTTATCATTACATGACCGCTGGTGGAAGAAAATGCTTGCAGGAGAAAAGCCGCTTGAAATCAGGAAGACACGACCTGCGGGGAAGGGTCCTTTCCGAGTGCTTGTATATGTGACAGGGACCGGGGCAATACAAGGGGAATTTGCTTGCAATAATTTCTTCAAGATACGAACAATCCCGGAAGTGCAGAGGAAAGCAGGAGCGCAGGGGCTGGACGTTCAGGCGGGAAGCTGTCTGACAAAGCAGCAGTTGAAAGAGTATGCAGGGGACAGCGGGAAGCCGTTGTGGGGCTGGTCCGTATCAGGGGCAAAAGAATTTTACACGCCACACCCGTTGAGTTTGTACGGGCTGAAAAGACCGCCGCAGTCATGGCAGTATTACAGAGGGGAAGACGTGCCGGACATTATGACAATCAATCAATTTGTAAGACAGAAAGAAGGTGAAAAAGGTTGTGGAGGTATGAACCGAACACGCTTTTAAATGCGGACTGCCTGCCCGTCATGCGGGAAATACCTGATAAATTCTTTAAACTTGCGATAGTTGACCCGCCCTATGGGATAGGCAACGACGGGCAGAAAAAGAAAGTATGCAGCAATCCAAAGCAAGGCAGGAAGGAACACGAACAAAAGGACTGGGACAGTAAAGGCATACCGGGGGCAGAGTATTTCCGGGAGCTTGAAAGAATATCTGAAAATCAGATAATCTGGGGCGGCAATTATTTTGTAAAGCACTTAAAAGCAGGACATAAAGGCTGGATTGTGTGGGACAAAGGACAGCGGGGCTTGTCTATGTCAGATTGCGAAATAGCTTACACGTCGTTTGACCGCCCCACAAGGATTGTAACAATGAACCGGGTGGAACTTCTGAAAGAAGGAACAATTCACCCGACGCAGAAGCCGGCGAAACTGTATGAATGGATATTAGCAAATTACGCAAAGCGGGGCGACAGGATAATTGACACACACGCTGGAAGCGGTTCCTGCCCGGTTGCTTGTCAACGTATGCGGTTTGAATGGTATGCAATGGAGATTGACAAAGGATATTACACAGACGCAGACAAGCGCATACAAGCAGAGAAAGCGCAGCTATCAATATTTGATTTAATCTAACAGGAGGAAGAAATGACAGGAAATTCTATTACAGGAAGAAAGGAAAATATTGCCTATGATTTTTACGAAACGCCAAAATGGGCAACGGAAAAAGCAGTAAAGGCAATGTTGAGAGATGAAATATTAAATAAAAAAGAATTTGTATATGAACCATGCGTGGGAGCGGGGGCAATAACGGACGTACTGGAAATGTATGGATTTGAAAATATAGAAGCCAGTGACATTCAAACGGCAGATTATATAAAAGGCATGAAAGGGGTTGATGTTTATGACGTAGAAGATAATGCTTGTGACGTGGTAATTACCAACCCGCCATATAATCTAATGACAAAAGGAAATATGCTTGCGGAATTTCTAAGGATAGCAGAAAAGAAAGTGATTTTGCTTTTGAACATATTTTATCTTTCGAGCAAAGACAGAAAACAGATGTTAGAGGGAAGCAATCTTAGACATATCTACATACACAGCGACAGAGTAACAATGTTTCCATACGGGCAGGAAAAACCGAAAAACGGCGGTACAAAAATGTATGCGTGGTATGTGTGGGATAAGGGATATACAGGAAAACCGACGTTAAGCTGGATATAGGGGAAGCGGTCACATTGAAAGGATATTTGATTTAATCTGACAGGAGGGAAGGAAAATGCAAAGTAAATTATGCTACATATGCAGCCCGTACAGGGGCGATATTGAAAGAAATATGGAGTATGCAAGGGAACTGACCCGGATTGCTTTAGATTGTGGATATACGCCGATAACGCCACACTTGTACTTGACACAGGTACTAAACGAAGAAGACCCGGAGCAGCGGGAAAAAGGAATGGCAGCAGGCACAGAGCTTTTGAAGCATTGCAAGTATATCTTTATCGGCAGCAGGTACGGACTTTCAGAAGGTATGCTTGCAGAAATACAGATTGCACTTGACACGGGCATAATTGAGCTTGCACAGGAGAAAGGCGGGCTTGTGGAAGTGTACGGAGGGCAGCAGGCATGACAAAAGAACAGGCAGTAACAAAGCTGAAAGCCCTGAAAGCCCTTGCAGAGAGGGGCGTGGGCGGTGAAAAAGAGGGCGCACGGCGGCTATATGACAAGCTGAAAAGCAAATACGGCATAAGTGAAGAGGAATTGCAGGAGAAGCCGCAGGAGCAGCCGGAAAAGCCGTTTGACGGGGACACAATGTTTCAGGCGGCAACGGCAGCAACAATGCTGAAAGCAGAGCAGCAGGAGTGCGACGACTGCCCGGCAAGATACGGGCAGAAAGAATGTGAAGAGTGCGGGACATATGCAAATATTCAAAGACTTTGCTTGCAGCTTGAAAAGCTGTCAAGGAAGCAGAAAGGGAGAGGGCAGCAGGCATGACAAGGGAGCAGGCAGAAAAGAAGCTGAAAGCCCTGAAAGCACTTGCAGAGAGGGGCGTGGGCGGTGAAAAAGAAGGAGCGTTGAAAAAGTATGAGATTGCAGAAGAAGAGATTCTGGAAGAACGGGTAACGCTTCATTGGTTCAGCTATAAGACGGAATTTGAAGAAGAATTGCTGGTACGGGTATTTTATAAAGTCACGGGAAACCCTTCATACCACCATTACACGGGAAACTATAGCCGCAGGAAGAAGCGGGGCTGCGATTGCACGGAGCTTGAAGCGGTGGAAATAAAAATGCTTTTCGACTTCTACAGGCAGGAGCTAAAAAGGGAGCTTGAAGGGTTCCTGCTGGCGTTCTATCAGGGAAACAATATCTTTCCTGATAAAAACGCCCGTTGTTATCAGGAGAACGACGGACCCGAAAGGAAGCTGGAAGGGGAAGAGCTGCGGAAGTATAAAAAAGCGGCATATTATAGCATGGTTTTAGACAAAAGGACCCCACCACGGGCATTATTAGGAGAATCAGAGGAAGCAAATGCCTTTCTATGACATTGAAACGCTTGCAGTATGCGGGCTTCTGCATGATTTGTGCAAGATAGACGCATACAGGCAGGTGGAAGGGCAGGAAGGGGAGCCGGAATATAAGCCGACAAGAAACTTTCCTGCCGGACACGGCGAAAAGTCCGTTATTCTGATATTACAGTTTATGCACTTGACACAAGAAGAGATTCTGGAAATCAGGTGGCACATGGGGCAGTATGACTTTTACGCAAGGGGCGGCGGGTATGATTTAGACAATGCTTTCAGACAGTGCAAGCTGGCAGTTATGCTTCATCTTGCAGATATGATGGCAACACACTTTGATGAAAGGGAGGAAAAATGACAATAGAACAACAAGCGGAAGAACTTACAAAAGCGTATCTTGCTTCATACAATTCAGCAATGGAGCAGGTAAGAAACCCGGAGTTTGCGGCACAAATAGCGGGAATAGTAGTTATAGCGATAAATGGGACATTGCCAAAACAGCAGCCGGAAGTCAACCCGGTCATGGGGCTATTGACACAAATGATAATGGCAGCAGGACAGGGAGAGCCAGAGCCGGAAGAAACGGGAAATAAAAAGAAAAAGTAAACAGGGGGCGCACAGATGGGCTACTATAACAGACAGCAGTACAGGAAGAGAAGTGAAGCGACGGAGCAGGAAGCATTGATTGAATGGAGCGGGTGGCAGCAGGGGACATTCCCGGAATTAAAACTATTGTTTCATATCCCGAACGGCGGCAGCAGAAACAAGCTGGAAGCGGCGAACCTAAAGCGGCAGGGGGTAAAAGCGGGCGTTCCTGATTTATGTTTGCCTGTAGCAAGAAACGGCTTCCACGGGCTGTATATCGAAATGAAGTACGGAAAGAACACGACAACGGACAGTCAAGACGAATGGCTGGAAGACCTGAAAGAGCAGGGATATTTCACGGCGGTTTGTTACGGGGCAGAGGAAGCGGAAAAAGTGCTTCTAAACTACCTGACAGGAAAGGAGAGATAAACATGGGAATTGATATGCGGGGTTTTAAGGTTGTCTATAAAGAGCGTGTATATAATGCGCTGAATATGAACTGGGAATGGGGCGACGTTCCCCCGGATATAGAAGCACAGGAAAAGGGCATAGCGAAACCGAAGTTTTTAACAGTTGTTACCCTGAACGAAGACGGGGAAGTATTGATGTTACATGATGAAGCCTATATGTTTCAATTTTTAAGAACAGTAAATTGAAGGAGGGGCAAGACATATGCGGCAGCAGATACCAAAAGCAGCAATGAGAGCTTCTAATAACGCCATACGGGGCTACATTCCCCACAATGCGATTGTATCACAGGGAGCAACGATAATAGCCCGGCAGCAGGCGCAGGAGAAGCCGCAGAGGGGCAGGAAGGGCAGGAAACGGGAAAGGCTTACAGAGATAAGCACAGGCAGCGGAAAACCCGTTTTAAAGCAAAATATAGGCGTTGTACGGGCTGCAAAGAAATTATTTGACTATGAGGAAACGGGGCTTTCCCCGTATGAGGTAATGCAGTTAATAGAGCGGGAAAAGAATCTGACAGAAAAGGTGAAGAAAATGCAGGATTGGTGAAAGAAGGTGCAGGCATGAGCCGTGCAAAATGTATTATCTGCGGAAAGACGCTGCCGGAAGAGGGGCAGCAGGTATGCACAGACTGTCTGGCTGAAAAGTCGGACGCAGAAACGGCAGAGGAATTGCGGGATATAGCGGACGTGTTAAGCATTACGGCAGACACGGACGCAAATATAAAAAATTCAATGGAAGCAATCATGCGGATTGCCTACAGGATAGAGAGGAAGAAAAGATGAAGACAAACAAAGAAAAGCCGCCGTATCTTCCGAAAGTTGCGCTTGTGCGGCTGCATACGGCAGGAAAAGAAGTAAAGGAATACCAGCAGGAGTTGAAGGGACAGGGCTTCACATTCAATCAGTTTAAGCACATGAAAAGGGCTGATGAATACTGGGACGGTTTAGAGTTATGGGTCAGTATGTGGAGTTATGACAATCACGAAAGCTGGCATTTATGGAACTGGAAAAAGGAAGATGATAACCGGGTAATGCTTGCAATGTATGAAGCAGAACAATACCACCCGTTCGGGGGATATGAAAACAACTTTGAGGGCTTCAAGGCTGACTGGAAAGCCGGAAAATATGACCCCGGCTGTACTTATACATTCCCGCTTTCTGCGGTAGAGGTTCTGGAGGTTGTACAGGAAGAGGAAGACAATACAGACCATGAGAAGGTACAAAAAGCAGCAGCCGCAGCGAAAGAAGAAGTTTTCTTGAAACGCAGGGTGGCAAGGGCAACAAAGAAGAAAAGGAAGTACGGAAAAAAGAAGAGATAGGAGGGCAAGGAAGTGGGAAAGAGAAAAAACAGGCATTGCCAAAGTAAACAGGAGGTTTTGCAGAGGGTCCGGCAGCAGAGGGCAGCAGAGCAGAAGGAACGGAGAAAGCCGCCGTTGAAAAGGCAGTTGCAGACTATCAACAGCATAAGACCTTCTATTGACCGGGCGAGGGCGCAAATGCAGGAAAAAAACAGGAGGGAAAGCAGAAGTGATATTGATTGAAGCAGCAGCGGAAGCAATAGGCTTCTTCCTGAAAGGCGTTGCAATTATTCTTCTGATAGCGGCAGCAGGGCTTGTGTTTATCATTCTGCGGGAAGTTGCGTGGTATGTCAGAAGACAAAATGAAAAGAAGATGGAGGAAAAGGAAAATGCAGATAGCGGCATTTAGCGCAAAGTGTCCGTATGAAATTGGAGACAGGGTTGTGATACTTGAAGCGGCGGGAAAGAATGAAAACGGGGTGATATTTACGCAGCGGGAAGGGGTAATAACGGACATTGCCTGTACACATTACATAAAGACCGGGGAAGTGATTTTTACATATGAGCTGAACGGGTCCGGGGAATATGAAAGAATTATGACCCTAAAGGAAGCAGGGCTGACCGTCTAAAGCTGAATATCTTACGCAAGTATACAATTTATACAAATATACTTGCGTAAGATTGTGCATTATGCCTATTGAAATTATACTTGCGTAAGTATATAATAAATACATAATCAATCAGGAAAACAAAGCGGAGGTATAAAAGATATGCAGATACTTAGAGGGTCAAAAAGGGAAATCACTTTAATGCAATGGAATGAGCAGTTAGAGAAAGCGAAGAAGAAACTTGAAGACAGTAAAAAATGCTATGAGTTGTTCGGGGACGAAGACAGTAAACAATGGATTGAAGAAGACGAAAAGAAGGTGGCAGAAATAGAACAGCACATAAAAGAAGTGATTACCTTCATGGACGAACACAATATCAAATAAAGCACCGGGAGCCGCACGGGGCAGCAGGCGTGAAAACCTGCGGGGCGGGTCCGATTCCCGCCCGGCGCATTACTGGGAAAATAAAAAATCATACCAGATACAAGGAGGAAGACACATGAAGACAATTTCTATTATCAACTTGAAAGGCGGCGTTGCAAAGACGACTTCCAGCGTCAATATGGCGCATATCCTGAACGCCGTACACAAAAAGAAGGTTCTGCTGGTAGACAATGACAAGCAGGGGAACGCTTCAAAGTTTTTCAGCCGCCACAGCTATGACAGACCGGGCGTTGCAGAGGTAATGACGGACAGAAACATTGATATGGCAGCAGTCATTCAACATACGGACTTTGAAGGGCTGGACATTATCACGGCAAACATGAACCTGTCAACGGCAAATTTACAGGTAATGCTTGACCAGAGCCGCCCGCAGCAGACACGCTTCAAAAAAGCGTTACAGCAGGTAGCGGGGCAATATGACTTTTGCATTATCGACAACGCCCCGGATATTAACATAAGCACGATAAATGCGCTGGTTGCTTCTGATGATGTACTTGTACCGATAACTATTGACGATTTTTCACTTGACGGGCTGGAAGAGCTGACAGAACAGATTGAAAACGCAAAAGAAGAGCTGAACCCGTCGTTGTGCTTCCGGGGGTGTTTTGTCACACAGTATGACAGATTAAACGAAGCGGACCAGCAGGGGGAAGAATATCTGAAAGTTTGCAACAAATACCCGCTTTTTGAAACGCATATCAGGCGCACGGCAAAAATGAAGCCTTGCACGTTTGAACGGAAGCCGATTTTGATTTATTCCAGCCGCTGCGGGGCGGCGCAGGACTATAAAAAGCTGGTTGAAGAATATCTGAAAATGTGACCGAATCGGACACGGAAAGGAAGGAAAAAGAAATGGCAGGAAAAGCGGGAAGATTTAACCTTACAGACCTATTGAACAATCGTTCAAAGGAGCTGGAGGGAGTGAACGGGCAGCAGGAGGAAAAGACAGCGGGGCAGCAGGAAAACGCCCCGCAGGAAATCACAAATATTGACGTATACGACCTTGTACCGTCGCAGGATAATTTCTATCATGTAGACGACACTTTGAAACGTTCTATTGAGCTTGTGGGAGTATTACAGCCCTTGCTGGTAAGCAGACAGGAAGATGGCAAATACAAGGTGATAGCGGGACACAGACGGCGGCTGGCGGTTCTTTCCCTGCTAGAAGAGGGAAAGGAGGAAATGCGTTTTGTGCCGTGCGTGTTCAAAAAAGAAGATGTGCGGGACCGTCTGGCATTGATTATGGCTAACCGCTTCCGGGATAAGACGGATTGGGAGAAAATGATGGAAGCAATTCAGGCAGAGGAACTGGCAAAGGAACTGAAAAAGGAATACAGCCTGAACGGAAGGACCCGTGAAGTCCTTGCAGAGATAACAGGAACGACAGAAGCACAACTGGGACGGTACAAGTCAATCTATAACAATCTTTCTACACGCCTGATGAAAGACTTTAAAGAAAATGTTATCAATGTTTCTGTAGCAGTTGAATTGTGCGGAATGAGCGCAGAGGGACAGGAGAGAGCCGCAGACAGGGTGGAGGAAGCCGGAACACTTTCATTGATGGAAGCAAGGGAAATGAAGCAGCAGGAGGAAGCTGGAAAGGAAATGCCGGGGCAAATGAGTTTCACAGAAGACCTTCTGACGGGAGAAACGGGAGAAGGTGGAGAAATACTCGCAGAAGAGGAAGAAACGCCCACAGAGGGCACAGAGGAAGCCACAGAGGGGAAGGAAATAGGGGAAGACTTCATAAACAAGCCGGAAGAGTACGAAGACCCGCAGCCCGAAAGTATGGTTTCTCTTTGCTATTCCTGCGACAATTACGAAACGTGCCACGAAAAGAAAAGCACTGTCACTTCCTGCAATACCTATGTAAACAGGGAAGAAGCCCGCAAGACAGATAAACAGAGGTACGAAGAAGAACAGGCAGCACTTGACCGGGAAACAGCAAAGAAGCTGAAAGAGCGGCAGCAGGAAGAGAAAATGCAGCAGTTACCCAGTGAAGCAGAAAAGAAGGTGCATGAAATCCCGCTGGCTATCTCAAAGTATGGTGAAATTGCAAATGAAACGCTGACTTTCTACCTGCTGAAAAATGATGGGTACAGGGCAGGAGATACGGCAATCATGCGGGAACACGCAGCAGGACGGGAAACAGGAAGGGAAATTGTGATAGAAATAACCTATGTATGGGAAGAATGGACGGGGCTTGAAGACGGTTATTGCATTATCGGGTTTTCTGTACAGGAGTTAAGAAGAAGGGAGGATAACAAAGAATGAAGAAAGTATATTGCGATATATGCGGGAAAGAGATAGTAAAGCAGAAAGAGGTATGGAAGCACACATTGACAGCAAAAGAAGGAAATAAAAGGGTGTCTTATGATGAACATATAGAAGACATATGCGAAAAGTGCGCCACAATTATTCATTGTTGCACTTCCATGATGAAAGAGGGGTGGGAACCAAACTTTCAGGAACTTGCAGCAAAGGAAGCAGGACAGCCCGCATTGCTGCCGGGGGCATAAGGAGGAAAGAAGTGGGATTGATAGCAGAAATTGTGGATATTATGAAAAAACCTGAAAGAAGACGGGGAGAGGGCAATGCCGGAAACGGTGCTTGCCCTTGCCGTGCGAAATGAAGGAGGTAAAAAAGATGGTAGCAGAGAGCATGAACAAAGGAAAAGTGCTGAAATTGCTTGAATTGTTCCCGGAAATCGACGGGGAAATAAAGGCACGGCGCAGCATCATTTCTGACTTAGAACAATATTACAATCCTATTCAGGGGGTTGGATATAGCGACACGACAAAAGGGAAGTATGCAAATTCTAACCAAACGGAGCGAATAGCAATGAATATCCCGGACTATGTACGGGGCGACATTAAGCGATACCAGCGGGAAATAGAGGGATTGCAGAAAGTAAAGGTTGAAATCCTGAAAGAAGTGTCACGGCTGACAATGAAGCAAAAAAACGTTATTTTCGGATATTACTTCCACGGCATGAAGTGGGAGCAGGTAGCGGAAAGAACACACTACAGCGAAAGACAATGCAAAAATATCAGGGACGGAGCGGTGGAAAGGCTTCTGAAAGGTTTTTTAAATAACAGCATACTTTCTGACTATAAAATAAAGGAATGAAGGATTGCCCGGAATTGCCCGGAAAAAGATGATATAATCAGATACAGGAAACAGGGCTTCAAAGTGCAGAGGAAGCAGGGCGGGCTTTCATATTCTGGGAATTTTGGAACCCTGTATTTTTTATATTTCCGAAATCGGAGAGGGGCAGAGCTGCGAAAACGAACGAAAGGAAGTGAGGAAGGATGGGAAGGAAGAGGAACCCGGAGCGGGACCAGAGCTTGAAAAGATACATAGACAGCGGCGGGAAAATGACACTAGATGAACTGGCGGCGGCGGCAGGTGTGCCGAAAGCAAGAATCAGCAAGTGGAAGTCAGAAGACAAGTGGGAAGAACGCCTGAAAGAAGCCCCGAAGAAAAAAGGCGGGCAGAGGGGCAATAAAAATGCAGCAGGCAGGACCCCTAAAAAGGACGGCAATAAAAACGCCGTCACACATGGAGCCTATGCAAAAGCCGGAGTTGAAGACATAGACCCGGAAAAAGCAAAGCAAATTTTAGCGATAAAACCGGGCAGCAGCTTAGAGAAAATGACGGAAGAGCTGCAAAGCCTGTTAGTCCGTAAAGCCTATTTAGAAGGGCTGCTGGGGCAGTATACGGACCCTTCCGCAGAGGGGACTTTCTATGCTGATAAATTAGTGCATATGACAGTACCAAAGACGCTTGAAGAGATACAAGGGGAGCAGGACAGCGGCATTGATACAGGGCAGGTGAAAGACCCGGAAGGGAGTACAGAGAAGCTAAAGACAGCAATGAAGACCATTATTAAATCAAGTGCCTTTGATAGAGCTATGAAGGTAGAAGCAGAGCTGAACCGCCTGCATGGGCGTATCATTAAACAGATAGACAGTATCAAGTCATATGAGATGGAAGAAAGAAGATTGTCGCTGGAAGAGCGGAAATATCAGCTTGCAAAGCAGAAATTAACAGGCGAAATCATTGTTGATGATGAAACGGAAGAAATAATTGACGATTTGATTGACGGCGACTGAACGGGGTGATAGGTTCTTTCAGCCGTTCGGAAGCTATGCGGGTACGGCGACGCCCAGAACCTGCCTAGATACAAAATAAAAAAATCGGCTTCCGCTTCTGCCGGAAAAAATTTAGAAAGGGGGTCCGTGAAAAAATGAAGTTGTACACGTCGGCGGCGGTGGCACGTTATCTGGATATGACGGAAAGGAACGTGCGGACGCTGCGGGACAAGGGCATATTGACCGAATACAAGCCGGGGTTGTACGACTTGCAGACGGCGACAAAACAGTATATAAATTTTCTGCGGCAGAAGAACCCGGAAGCAGAAGAAAAGGTGGACTACAACACGGAGCGGGCAAAGTTGGTGCGGGCAAAAAGGGAGAATGAAGAACTTGAATTACAGTTAAGGAAGAATGAGCTTCACACGACAGAAGACATTGAAAAGATTGTCACTGATACGCTTGTAAATTTCAGGACCCGTCTTCTGGCGATACCTGCAAAATTAAGCCCGATTCTTGCAAAGAAGAAGGACCAGACGGAAATTTTTAAGCTGATGAAAAAGGCGATTGATGAAACGCTGGAGGAACTTTCTGACTTTGATAGAATCATAGGGGAGGGTGGGGAAAGTGAAGGATAACACGGCGCAGCTTTTCCGCAGGCTATTCAAAGTATTAAAACCGCCGCCAGATTTGACACTTTCCGAGTGGGCAGACAAATACAGGCGGCTTGCTGCCGGAACAACTGCGGAACCGGGACGGTGGAAGACAGCAAAAGCCCCGTATCAGAAAGAAATAATGGACGCAATCACGGACATATCAATAAAAAAAGTTGTGATTATGTCAGCAGCGCAGGTGGGGAAGACTGACGCAATGGTATTAAACCCGATAGGCTATTATATACATTACGACCCTTCCCCGATAATGGTAATACAGCCCACCATAGATATGGCAGAAAAATTTTCAAAAGAAAAGCTGTCCCCTATGCTGCGGAATACGCCCGTACTAGAAGAGCGGGTAAACGATAAGTCACGGAGCAGCGGGAACACAATCACGCAAAAAATTTTTCCGGGCGGTTTTGTCACGATAGCAGGAGCGAACAGCCCCACAGGATTAAGAAGCCACACTGTAAGAATTTTACTTGCTGACGAAATAGACGGATACCCGGCAAGCGCAGGGACAGAGGGGGACCCGCTATTGTTAGCAGCAAAGCGACAGACTACCTACTGGAATAAAAAACAAGTGGATATTTCAACGCCTACTATTAAAGGGGCTTCCCGGATAGAAATTGAATACGAGAACAGCAGCCGGGGCGAATGGAATACCCCCTGCCCGTGCTGCGGGGAGTTGCAGCCGCTTATATGGGGAAATGTTGTATATGATAAAAACGACCTGTCAGAAATACGGTACGCCTGCGAAAAATGCGGGGTCATTTCCAGTGAAGCAGAGTGGAAGGAACACTATATAGACGGGAAGTTTGTACACGCTGACCCTGAAAACCCGGTGAAGGGCTTCCACCTGAATACCCTTGCTTCTACCTTGACAACATGGAAAGAAGTTGTTGAAAAGTTCATTGAAGCAAACGAAGAACTGAAAAAAGGCAATGTGCAGATGATGAAGGTATGGACTAATACCGAAATGGGGCAGACGTGGGAGGAAGACGGGGAAAGCATAGACGACGACGAACTTTTAAACCGCAGGGAATACTATAGTTGTGAAGTCCCGGAGGAAGTGCTTTATCTGACGGCGGGAGTTGACACGCAAGATGATAGATTTGAAATTGATGTTGTCGGGTGGGGTCCTGACTATGAAAACTGGGGCATAAAATATGCGGCGATATACGGAGATTTGCACGGGGACAAGGTGTGGGAAGAGCTTGACACGTTTCTTGCACAGACCTTTCACAAGGCAGACGGCACAGCTATGAAAATAGTGTGTACCTGCATGGACAGTGGAGGGCATTTCACAAACAAGGTATATAAATTCTGCAAAAAGAGGTTTGCCCGGAAGGTATTTGCAATTAAGGGAAGCAACGACAGCGCAGCGGCATATATACAGAAGCCGTCAAAGAGTAACAGGGAGCAGGCATATCTTTTCACGATAGGCGTTGACACGGGAAAAAGCTGGCTTATGGACAGATTGAAACTTGAAACGCCGGGTCCGGGGTATTGTCATTTCCCGCTGGAAGCCGGGAAGGGGTACGACGAAAAATATTTTAAGGGGCTGACTTCTGAAAAGAAGGTTATGCGCTACAAAATGGGAAAGCCGTACTTTGCGTGGGAGCTGAAGGACAAGGGGGAACATAAAAGGAATGAGGCTTTAGACTGCCGGAACTATGCAACGGCAGCTATCGAAATCACAAATTTACCGTTGAAGAAGCCGGAGGAAAAGAAAACGACGGCAGCAGGAACGGCAGCAGCAGGAAGGAAAAGAAAAAAGAGAAGAAGCAACGGAGGTATTTTATAATGGCAGGAATAACGCTTGAAGTAGCGCAAAAACATTTAGACGCATGGCTGGAAGCTGAAATGACAGTCACGACGGGACAAAGCTATACTATAGGTTCCCGGACCCTGACAAGGGCGAATCTTACGGAGATAAGAAACGCTATAGACTACTGGGACGGAAAAGTAAAAACGCTGGGCAGCATACAGAAGAGAGGGGGAAGAAACAGGATAAAGCGGGGAGTGATACGGGACTTGTAAAATTGCCCGAAATTTCCCCCGATTGCCCGAAATGCAGTTTTATTTCCTTTTTTTGCCCGAAAAACAATGATATTATATACAATGAAATAGTGAAAAACAGCAAGAAAGCACTGGGAAACAGTGCTTTTTTCATGCCATAAAACGGGAGAAGGTGAAAGATTGAACGGACTAGCAAGGGCGATAGATGGCATAATTGCCACGGTTGCGCCGCAAACAGCAGTGAAAAGAACGGCTGCAAGACAGAAAATGCAGATTTTAAACAGCGGTTACAGCAATTACGGGGCAAACACAACAAAAAAGTCAATGATAGGCTGGAACTATGCCGGAGGTTCTGCCCGTGAAGATATAAACGATAATCTTTCTATACTGCGGCAGCGTTCCCGTGATTTATACATGGGTGTGCCGATTGCAACAGGAGCCGTGAAGACAATGAGAACAAATGTTGTCGGGCGGGGGCTGATGTTAAAACCAACGGTAGACGCAGAAGTATTGAAGATAACGGCGACGCAGGCGCAGCAGTTAGAAAAAGAGATAACAAGGGAATGGGCGTTATGGGCTGAAAGCCCGGATTGCGACATGGCAAGGATTGATAATTTCTATGAGTTGCAGCAGTTGGCTTTCCTGAATTGGCTTGCTTCCGGGGACACGCTTGTATTACTGCCGACGAAAAAACGAATAAATCAGCCCTATGATTTGCGGGTACAGCTTGTGGAAGCTGACCGCCTTTCAAGCCCGAATAATTATGACACGTTCGATAATCAGATTGTCGGGGGCGTTGAGGTAGACACTGACGGGGAAGTTGTAGCATATCACTTTTCAAAACACCACCCCTTGTCATACGCAAATGAGAGCATGGAGTGGCAGAGGGTGGAAGCATACGGGAAAAGAACGGGCAGAAAGAATGTGCTGCATTTAATGAACCGGGAGAGGATAGACCAGCGGCGGGGCGTTCCCTTCCTTGCCCCCGTCATAGAAGCATTAAAGCAGCTAGGGCGGTACACGGACGCTGAATTGATAGCGGCGGTTATATCAGGGCTTTTCACTGTCTTTATCGAAAAAGAATCGAACGAAGACGGGGAGCCTATAGGGTCAGGAATCCCGGAAGAAGACCTGATAGACGAAGAAGACGAAAACAGCCTAGAGCTGGGACCCGGAGCAATTCTTGACCTTGCAGAAGGGGAAAAGGCGCATGATATAAACCCCGGAAGACCGAACAAAAATTTCAGCGGTTTTGTGGAAGCTATCTGCCGACAGATAGGCGCAGCTTTAGAAATACCGTATGAATTACTTTTGAAACATTTTACAAGTTCCTATTCTGCAAGCCGGGGAGCTTTAGAAGAAGCGTGGAAAATGTTTAAAATGTACCGGGCGTGGCTTGCGAATGATTTTTGCCAGCCAGTCTATGAAGAATGGCTTGCGGAAGCAGTAGCAAAAGGGAGGATAAAAGCCCCCGGCTTCTTTACTGACCCGTTGCGCCGGAAAGCGTACTGCAAAGCACAGTGGAACGGACCCGCAAGGGGACTTCTGAACCCGGTGCAGGAAGTAGGGGCAGCAGTAACAAGGGTGGAAAACGGCTTTTCTACACGGAGCGTAGAAACAATGGAGATGGCTGGCGGCGACTTTTACAGTAATTGCGAACAGCTAAAACAGGAAGAAAAGAAATTAAGGGAGGTAAAGAAAATTGCCAACACAGCAGAACAGAAACCCGGAAACGCAGCCGGGCAGCAGGCTTCCGAGACAAAACCCGGAGAGCCAGACGAACAGCAGGACAGCGACAGCGGGCAGCAGGCAGGGCAGCAGGGCGAAAAACCCGTTCGGAGTGACACAGAATAAATTCTGGGACTTTGTGCCGGGGACGGCGACAAAGCCGCCTGAATTGCTTCTGTACGGGACAATCAGCAGCCAGCAAAGCTGGTGGGAAGACAGGGTAACACCCGCACAGTTTAACAGGGAGCTTGCAGCACTAGGGGAGGACGCGCCGGAAATAGTGGTGCGTATCAATAGCCCCGGTGGTGATGTGTTCGCAGCTAATGCAATATATACCCGGCTAAAGGACCATAGCGCAAAAATCACGGTAAAAGTAGACGGGTGGGCAGCTTCCGCAGCCACAATTATTGCTATGGCAGGCGACACAATCAAAATACCGAAAAACGGCGTTTTCATGATTCACGACCCGGCAATGACAGTCTGGGACACGTTCCGGGCAGAAGATTTTGAAAAGATGGCGCAGGAATTGAAGGTAATAAAACAGTCAATTATAAACGCCTATTCTATAAAGACGGGGAAGACGGCTGATGAAATATCAGCCTTTATGTCAGATGAAACATGGTGGACGGGCGACGAAGCGGTGGAAAACGGATTTTGCGACGAATTGATGTTTGAAGAAGCCCAGACGGTAGTGGAAAACGCAAGCAGGATTATTGTAAATTCTGTACCTATCGACATAGGGAGTTTTCAGACTGTCCCGAAAATGTTGTTAAACAGCCCGGCAGCGACGGGAAGTTTACCAAACGGCGCACAGCCGGAAAATAAATTTCAAAAGGAGGAAAAAGAGATGGAACCGAAAGACGTAATCACGACAGTTGAAGCACTGAAAGCGGCATATCCCGGATTGACGGCAGCAATAGAAGACAATGCCCGGAAAGAGGAAAGGAACCGCATTAAGGCACTGGAAGACGCAGCGGTGGGAGGTTTTGAAGACATTGTGCAGGACGCAAAGTTTGAAAACCCTATTTCTGCCGGGGAAATGGCGTTAAAGATTGTAATGGAGCAAAAGAAGCAGGGCGGCACATACCTTCAAAACAGGGAAGCGGACGTGAACGACAGCCATGTTTCTGACGTAGGCGCAAGCACAAGCGAAAAGGGAAATGAAACGAAAGACCCGTTCAACGAAGCGATTGACCGCTTGTTTCCTGACGTGAAGTAAGGGAGGGAAGAAAAAAATGTACGAAATCAAAACAAGGACTTGTGAAGCAAAGAACTTTTTCGCTGGCGACTTCCCAACGCTGACGGAAACGGGGACAGCAGGAGAAGGGCTGGCAGAACATATGCCCGTTACGAAGAACGCAGATGGGAAGATTGTTGCAGTAACAGCGGAAACGGCGGCAAACGTTGTGGGAATCACGGCAGCAGAAGCGGCAGCGGAAGAACCCGTTGTATATTACATGACGGGAGAGTTTTTCGAGGAAGCATTGAGCCTGCCGGACGGCGTTACTGTAGAAAGCATAAAAGAACCGCTGCGGAAAATATCAATTTTCCTGCGGAAGTTAGGTTAAAAGGGAGGATAAAAAGATGGCAAATGAAGCAGTAAGCATTTACGACCCACGGACTATGGGGCGGGTGGTAACAAAAATGCCCCCGGTCCACACGTTTTTCAGAAACACTTTCTTCAAGAACGAAGAAACTTTTATGACAGAAGAAGTTGACGTGGACTTTGTAAAAGGTTCCCGCAAGGTTGCGCCGTATGTACATAGGCTTATCGGCGGGAAGACCGTGCCGAATACCGGGTACGAAACAAAGACATACAAGCCGCCTTTAGTTGCGCCGGACAAGATTACAACGATTGACAACTTGTTAAAGCGGCAGGCGGGCGAAAGCCTTGTTTCAGGAAGGACCCCTGCGGAACGTGCAGTTCTGAAAATGTCAAGTGATTTTATTGAGCTGCGGCAAATGATTACACGCCGGGAAGAGCTGATGTGTGTGCAGTCTATCTTTATGGGGAAAATTCCGATTATCGGGGAAGGGCTGAATGAAGTGATTGACTTCCAGTTTACCAACAGGGAGGAAATCACGACGGCAGCAAAGAAGTGGACTGGAAAAGAATCTGACCCGATAGCAGACTTGAAGCGGTGGCACAAGACGGTGCAGAAAAAAGGCTTCACAAACTGCGATATGTGCATTATGTCAGATGATGTGGCAACGGTATTCATGAATCATGAGAAGGTGAAAAGCCTGCTGGACGTGAAAAATTATAACCTTGCTGTCATTCAGCCCCGGCAGCTTCCGGACGGCGTTACCTATATCGGGACTATCCATGAATTGGGGCTTGACATTTACACATACAACGAATGGTATCTTGACGACTGGACGGACCCTGACCCGAAAAAGGCAACGGAAAAGCCGCTTGTGCCGGAAGGTGAGCTTGTTCTTATCAGCAGCAATGCAAACTATTCCATGTATTACGGTGCTATCACTTTGATTGATGAAAATACAAAGGCGTTCCGCACGGTAGAGGGAAAGTATGTGCCTGATACATGGGTAAAGAGAAAGCCCGCCAGAAGGTTCTTGCAGTTGTCTTCCGCCCCGCTTTCCGTGCCGCATGACGTAGACAGTTGGTTTGTGGCGAAGGTTCTCTAATGGACTTTAAGGCACAAATAATAGAAGACCTGAAAGTATTTCACAATCCCGGAGAATTTGCAGAAATGATGAATCTATGGTATGCGGGAAACCTGTACACGGTTCCCGCCGTGCTTGACCACCTGACGGAAGCAGACAGGCAGCAGCCGGGCGGGGACCATTCAGAAGGGATATACAGGACAGAAGCAATGCTGTACATATCACATGCAGATATAGGGATTGTGCCGCAGAAGGGACGGGAAATTGAGATAGAAGAAGCCGGGGCGGTGAATTGCTACACGATAGAGAAAAGCAGCTATGAAGCCGGGGAAATCGTGCTTGAACTGGGGGCGTATACAGAATGATTGAAATTTCAACGGAAGCCATAGAACGGGTGGAACAGATTCTGGCAGGCGTTCCGAAAGGCGCAGAACGGGCGTTGTCAAATGCTATAAACCGGGGATTGTCACGGGTAAAGACCGGGGCGACAAAACGGGTGAAAGAAGTGTATACCGTGCAGAGCAGCGCATTTACAGCGTCGGCAAATACGCAGGTAAGCAAGGCAAACACAAGCAATCTGGCAGGCGTTGTATCTTTCGCAGGCTGCAAAATACCGTTATACAAATTTCAGGTAACGCCGAAAGCGCCGGGAGTTGGAAAAAAGGTAAAAGCGGCAGTAATGAAAGGCGGCGGCACACAGTTTGAAGAAGCGTTCATTGCAAACATGAGAAACGGGACGGGAGTTTTTGAACGTGAAACGTCAAGAAGGTTCCCTGTAGATGAACTAATGGGGCTTTCAGCAGCGCAAATGGTAGGGAATGAAAGGATTGTACAGGAACTACAGGAGGAAGCGCAAGAAGTCATAAACGAGCGTTTGGAACATGAGATTGAACGCATTTTGAACGGTTACGGAGGTTAAAGGCATGACCGCTATAAATTTATTAGAGTGTCTGGAAGCGTTTGTGAAAGAGAAAACGGCAGACATTATGCTGCAAGTGAAGGTAAGAAACAGAAGCCCGGAGGAAGTAAAGGAACGGGCAGCAGACGTGTACAAAATGCGGCTTCCCAAAAAAGAGGACCAGACAGAGAAAGTTCCATATATCCTTCTGCAATTCCTAACAGGGAAGGACGACAAAGAGAACGGGGAGCCGGAAGAAAGCGTGTGCAAAATCAGGATTGTGGTGGCGACGTATTCAGAGGACGGAAGCGAAGGTGCGCTTGACGTGCTGAACGTGATTTTGCGTATCAGGAGCGAACTAAAAAAAGCCGGGGTTGTCGGTGAAAGGTTCGTGCTGCAAAACCCGCTTGAATATATCGTATACCCGGACAGCACACAGCCCTATTATCTGGGAGAAATGGTAACTAATTGGTCAATACCGACAATAGAAAGGGAGGTAACGGGCATATGGCAGGAGTAAAGAAAAATACAGCCACAGCAGCCGCAGAAGCGGAAGAAAATGAAAAGGCGGTAAATAATACCACGAAAGACGGAAAAGCCGATTCTGGGGCAAATAACGCAGCCACAGAGGGCAAAGAAAAGGAAGGGGACAAGGAAACAGTGACGCTTGCTTATATAGGACCGTCGCTGCCTGCCGGACTTCTGAAAACAAATAAGATTCTGATAGGGACCCCGGAGGAAATCAAAAAAGAGCTTGCCGGAGTTCTGGAGAAGTACCCGCTTGTGGGAAAAATGCTTGTCCCGGTTGAGAAGCTGGCAGAGAAAAAGAGCAGGGCAGCGACAGCAGGAAACATTCTGAATAAGTATTACACGGACATTGTTTCTGCTATCGCAGCAAACGAAAAGAAGGAGGGATAAAAGATGGCTGAAATTACACACGGGATAGACACAAAAAAACAGACAACGAGCGTTTCAAGCCCGGTGGAAGTTGCGTGCGGTATTCCCTTTGTGGTAGGAGCTTCCCCGGCGCACATGGTAGGCGGGAAAGTAAACAGCGTTATCATGGTGAATAGCTATGAAGAAGCCGTGAAAGCGTTGGGATATTCTGACGAATGGAAAAAATACGGCATTTCAGAAGTAGTATACACGCAGTTCATGTTATATAAGCAGTACCCGGCATTTTTCGTGAACGTGCTTGACCCTGAGAAGCACAAAAAGGACGTGAGCGGGAAAAAATACGAAGTCACGGAAAACCAGATTGCGCTGCCGCTTGAAACGATTGCGGACAGTGTAGAGGTTGAAGGAAAAGAGAAGGGGACAGATTTTGACGTATTCTACAATGATACAGCCTGTATCATTGAGTTTGCGGAAGATACAACGGGGGAAATGACTGTATCATGCAAAGAGGTTGACCCGTCGCAGGTAACAAAAGCTGATATAATCGGCGGCTACAGCATAGCGACACACAAAACGACGGGACTTGAACTGATAGACGATTGTTTCCCGAAATATACGGTTGTCCCTGATTTGATTTTGTGTCCGAATTGGTCACACGACAGCGAGGTTGCAGCGGTGATGTCGGCAAAGGGAGAAAATATAAACGGTATTTTTGAAGCTGACGCACTTCTGGACGTAGATACAAGAGAGGGCAGCGGGGCGGTGCATTATACGCTGGTCCCGGAGTGGAAGAAGTCTAAAAACTTCATGAAGCCGAATGAATTAGTATGCTTCCCGAAGTTGAAGCTGGGGGACAGGGTTTTCAACTATTCTTCACAGATGGCGGGGCTTATAGCACGGACCGACAATGACGGTTCACTGGGCGACGGGACCCCCTGCGAAAGTTCTTCAAACAAGAGCTTGCAGGCTGACAGCATGGTACTTGAAAACGGTGAAGAAGTCGTGCTTGACGTGCAGAAAGCAAACTACCTGAACGACAACGGGGTTATCACAGCAATAAACTTTATCGGCGGTTTTGTGAGCTGGGGAGATTATACGGCTTGTTTCCCGGCGAACACTGACCCGGTAGATTATTTTTACTGTATTTCCCGTATGTTTAAATGGGTTGCAAAGACCGTGACACTTACATACTGGTCAAAGGTAGACCGCAGGTTGACAAGGCGGCTGATAGACGCAATCTTGCAGGGAATAAACGACTGGCTGGCAGCGTTGACGGCAGATGAAAAGATTGTGGGCGGGCGTGTAGAGCTGCGGGAAGAGGAAAACAGCCTGACAGCACTGATGGCAGGAAAAGCAAAATTCCATATCTACATTACGCCACCTTCACCTTTGCGGCTTATGGAATATGTGCTTGAATATGATGTTTCCTATCTGTCAAGCCTGCTGGCAGCATAAGGAAGGGGGATGAACAATGCCGAAAATTGATGAAGTCATTATAAATTTTAAAGTGTATGAAGACGCTAACGAGTATCTGGGAATGTCAGAAGCGACGCTGCCGGAAGTGTCTAACCTTGCGGAAGAGATACAGGGGGCGGGGATTGCCGGAAACGTTGAAGCGGTAGTGTTGGGGCACATAGAAGCAATGACATTGACACTGAATTTCAGAACCGTTACAAAAGCGGCAATCCGGCTGGCAGAACCGAGGATTCACAATATCGACTTACGGGCGGCGCAGCAGGTGAGAAACACGCAGACGGGCAAAATCGAAACGGTTGCAGCAAAGCACATTATGAAAGTTGTACCGAAAAAGTTTGCGCCCGGAAAACTTGCGGCAGCTTCCGCAGCGGACGCAAGCGGGGAATACGCCGTTTCATATTATGCGCTTTATCTTGATGGGAAAAAGGTGGTTGAAATCGACCAGTTGAATTTCATTTACTATATCAACGGCACAGACTACCTTGCAGACGTAAGGAAAGCACTTGGAAAATAAAACAGAGGGGCAGAGGGAGCCAGCGGAAGGGTCCGCTGGTTTTTGTCTGCCTATTTTTAGGAGGTAAAGAAGATGGACGAAAACAAGGTTGTACAGGGACAGGAAGAAGAATTTGCAGAGGAAATGAAGGAAGCACAGAAGACCGGGATTGTCAGCATGGCAGACAAAAAGAAGGAGAAGAAAAGCAGCCTGAACTATACGCACACTTTCAAAACCCCGGTTGAAATCGAAGGACAGCAGCACAAGACCCTGACTTTCTACTTTGAACGGCTGACCGGGGAAGACGTGGAAGCGATAGAAGAGGAATTGCAGGACCAGAACAAATACGTTTTGACCCCGGAGGTATCTTCTGTATTTCAGACCATGCTTGCCGCCCGTGCAGCAGGCGTGGCGGCTGATGAAATCAGGCGGCTTCCACTTGGGGAGTACATGAAAATCAAGAATCAGGCAAGAAGTTTTTTAATAGAATCGGGCTATTAAAAGTAAGCAGCCCCGCAAATTTTATTAGAAAACAGGCTTACAGACTGGCAAGGGCTTCAAATACGCCTATACCGTTCTTTATGCAGCTTACACTTTCCGCACTTTTCCGATGGATAAGGAGCGTAAACGAAGTGGAGAGGGAGGACAAAAGGGAACGGGAACGCCTAGCACAGAACAAGTGATAGGAGGTGGAAGCGATTGGCAGGGTCACAAAAGGAATTTGAGCTTTTATTTAAGCTGAAAGCGTCACTGGGCGGGAACTTCAACAGCACTTTCAAAGGTGCGATTGAAACGCAAAGACAGCTTCAAAACAGCATTAAAAGCGTAAATTCCATGCAGTCAAAGGTTGACGGCTACACACGGGCTTCAAACGCCATAGAGCAGCAGAGGGGGAAGCTGGAAAGGCTGCAAGCGGAACATGAAAAAGTTTCGCAGAAGATACAGCAACACCAGACGAACGCTGAAAGGCTGCGGGCGAAAATCGAAGAAACGGGCGACGCTACAGGAGAGCTGACAGCGCAGCTTGTGAAAGAAGAAAACGAAGTCGCAAAGAATACCGAACGCCTGAAAAGCAATGAAAACCAGATACGACAGACCACTGCCAGCATACAATCACAGGAAGAACAGCTTGAACGGATGGCGCAGGAGCTGCGGGAAGCGGGGATTGACACAGACAATCTGGGTGAATCTAATGAACGGCTTCAACGGTCATATGAACGGCTACGGGGTTCACAGGAAAACCTAAACCGCATCAATTCCGAGCAGGCAAAAATAAAAGAGAATATAGCAGCCACAAAGACACAGCTTCTGGGAACGATAGGGGCGGTGTCTGCCGTTGCAGCGGCGATATATGCAGGACCCGTGCAGGCGGCGCAGGAGTACGAAACAGCAATAGCGAAAGTATCAACGATTGCAGACGCAAATGTTGTCCCGATTGAAGAAATGTCAAGCGAGATAATGAAGCTGTCAAATACTACAGGCATAGCCGCCAGCCAGATTGCAGATGATGTGTACAACGCTATTTCTGCCGGGCAGCAGACCGGGGACGCTGTAAACTTTGTGTCATATTCGACGAAACTGGCGAAAGCGGGTTTTGCGGAAAGCGCACAGACGCTGGACGTTCTGACAACGATATTAAACGCTTACGGCATGGAAGCGGAAGAAGTATCAAAAGTATCAGATATGCTTGTGCAGACGCAGAACAAAGGTAAAGTGAGCGTGGGCGAGCTGTCAAGCGTTATGGGTAAAATCATACCGACAGCGAACGCAAACAACGTGGCACTTGAACAGTTATGCGCCGGATATGCAATCATGACAAGCAAAGGTATTGCGGCGGCAGAAACAACAACATACATGAACAGTATGTTGAATGAGCTTTCAAAGTCAGGAACGACAGCAGAAAAGACGCTGCGGGCGACGACGGGAAAGAGCTTCAAAGAGCTGATGACGGACGGCAAAAGTCTGGGTGAAGTAATACAGATTTTGCAGGAGGAAGCAGAGAAGAGCGGAAAAAGCCTGAATGATATGTTCGGTTCTGCGGAAGCCGGAAAAGCTGCCGTGTCGCTTCTGTCAAACGGCGTTGAAGGGTTCAACGAACAAGTGGCTGGAATGATTGACAGCGTAGGGGCGACAGAAGAAGCCTTTGCGAAAATGGACAGCACGACGGAAGCCAAAATGCAAAAGGCAAAGAACAGCATTTCTAATTTAGGAATTGTTCTGGGTCAAAACTTCCTGCCGATTGTCGGGGACCTTGCAGACAAGGTGGCTGCGGTTGTCGTAAAAGTGTCCGAATTTGCACAGGCGAACCCAAAGCTGGTACAAACAGCCCTGAAAGTAGCGGCGGCACTTGCGGGAATGAAAATTGCCGGGCTGACCGCAAAACTAGGGTTCCTGAACATACAAAGCGGGATAAAGGACGCACAAAAAGTCTTAGAGCTTTTCAAGATAAAGGCAATAGGATTTTCCGGCATAGGTTCAAAGCTGGTGGGCTTTATAACAAAGCCGTTTAGCAGCATGGGCGGCATTATAGGGAAAGCCCTGTCAGGTATCGGCGGCATTATCACACGTTCCCCGCTTGGGTCAATCGGAAGAATCGTTGCTTCCGGTTTTGGAAAAATCGGGTCATTTATTGCCCCGGTAGGGAAAATAATAACAAAGGCACTAGGACCGTTGGGAAAAATAGGGTCAACGCTTCTGGGTCCGTTAGGAGGGATAGCAGGAAAATTTTTGCCCGTAGTAGGCATTATAACTGCGGTGATAACTGCGGTACAGCTACTACGGAAGAACTTTGATAAAGTCCGGGAAGCTGTAGGAAAGATTTTCGGGGAAAAAGGGCTTGAAATATTTGACAAAATTGTTGCGGTAGTGACAAGTGTAGGCGAAACGATTAAGGGCGTTTTTTCAGACGGGAATCTGGGAGCAGCAAGGGACAAAATAAATGAGATTTTCGGGGAAAAGGGCGTTGCGGTTTTTGACACTTTCGCAGGCGTTTTTCAAAAAGTCGTATCGGCAGCAGGGCAGTTTGTAGGTTTTGTAACAACGCATATAGTCCCAGTCGTCGAACAAGTGTTGAATGTGCTGGTTTCAACGGTCATTCCGGGAATAATCAGCGGTATACAGACAGCAGCCCCGGTGATAATGCAGATTTTTCAGGCAATAGCGGACTTCATAGGCGGCATTATCCCGATTATCGGTGATTTTATCGCAGGCATTATGCCCGTGATAAGCGAAGTTATAACATTCATACAAACGTATGTTTTGCCGATTATAAGCGAAGTATTCAACTTTATTGTACAAAATGTACTTCCGTTCATTGTGCAGGGCATACAGCAGCTAGGGTCCATAATTACGACGGTCCTTCAAGCGGTTTTGCCCGTAGTTCAGACCGTTTTTTCCACAATTTGGAGTATCATACAGCCGATTTTGCAGCAGATTTTATCCACGGTTCAAGCCGTGCTGCCCGCCGTGCTGTCAATTTTTCAAAGTGTGTTCAACACGATAGGCGGCATTATAAGTGCAGTTCAGCAAGTTTTGTCCGGGATAATTCAGTTTATAACGGGCGTTTTTACTGGAAATTGGACGCAGGCATGGGAGGGCGTAAAGTCCATTTTTAGCGGCATTTGGAACGGGATTGTATCTATCTGTAAAGGCGTGATAAACGGCATTATAGGTGCCGTGAATGTCGTGATACGGGGACTGAACAGCCTGAAAGTGCCGGACTGGGTTCCGGGCATAGGCGGGAAGGGAATAAACATTTCCGAAATACCACAGCTTGCAAAGGGTTCAAAAAATACGCCTGATACATTCATAGCGGGAGAAGCGGGACCAGAGCTTATAACTAATGCGCCGGGGAGAACGGTATACACGGCGCAGCAAACAAAAGATATTTTCAGCGCACAGAACGCCGCAGCACAGGTGGCACAGACGGCAGGAGCTGGGCAGACTTCACAGGTATTCTACAATACCACGAACAACGCCACAGAAGTAAAGCCGCCAGAAGTCGTAAGCGGCGCAGGACAGGGCGGTGGGAATAGTGTAATAATCAACAGCAATCCGACAATATACGTTGACAGCGACAAAGCGGGCGATTTTGAAGAGAAGCTGGAAGAAAATAACAGAAACTTATTGCAGGAGGTTGAAGACCTTCTGGACAAAAGAAGTGATGATGAAAGGCGGTCAAGGCATGAATAAGACTTACACGACAATTTCCGGGGATATGTGGGACCAGATAGCGTATAAGCAGATGGGAAGCGTTCTTTACACGGATAAGCTGATGAAAGCTAATGCCGAATACGCCACAATGTTTGTCTTTCCTGCCGGGGTGGTTTTGACCATCCCGGAGGTAGAAGACAAAGAAAATCTGGAGCTACCGCCGTGGAAAAGGGGGTTGCTGATATGAGCGACAAAAGGCTTGCAAGGCGTGTCGTTTTGAAACTGAAATTTGAAAACGTAGAAGTGCCGGAAGATATAGCATTACATTTGGTGAGCGCAAGTTATACGGACAATGAAGACGGAAGCACAGATGATTTTCAAATTGTATACGAAGACCGGGAAAGAAACCTGATGGGGGACTGGCTGGAAGTAAAACCGACAATAAAAAAGACGACAAAGCAGGTTGTAAAAGAAGTTCAGAAAGAAGAAGTGATAAATTACGTTGTGAAGCGGGGCGACACGTTGTGGGCGATTGCTTCACAATATTTAGGGAGTGGGACAAAATACCCGCAGATTGCAGCGGAAAACAATATACCTAACCCGAATCTAATATATCCGGGGCAGGTTTTCAAGATAACGACAGGCGGCACGGCAAAGAGTACGGCGGTGGAAAACGTGGAGGAAGTGCAGCAGGGGGCAAAACCGAAACTTGTAACAGCGGTACTTGTCCAGAAGAACTGGGACGACAACGGGAAAGACGCAACTTTGAATATCGGCACTTTTGAAATAGACGGTATAGACGTATCGGGACCGCCAACAAAAGTGACCGTGAAAAGCACTTCTATTCCCTATACTTCCACAATGCGGATGGCTAAAAAGTCAAGGGCGTGGGAAAATATCACATTAAAAGCGATAGGGGAGCAGATAGCGGGCGACAGCGGGCTTTCCCTGATGTATGAAGCAAGTGACAATCCAACATATAAGAGAAAAGAGCAGGTGCAAACGTCGGACATTAAATTTTTGCAGGAGCTATGCCACGCCGCAGGAATGGCGTTGAAGGTAACAACGCTGAAAATAGTGATATATGACGCTGCGGAGTATGACGCAAAGCCAGCAACAAAGACTTTCAAGTACGGGGATAAAAATATATTATCCTACAAATTAGGGACCAGCCTAACAGATACGGCATATACAAGCTGTCACGTTTCCTACACAGACCCGGACAGCAAAGAAACGATTGAATATACATACACGCCGGACAGCAGCGCAGGGACGGGGCAGACTTTAGAGATTAACGAGAAAATCAGAAATACAGAGGAAGCAAAGAAGCTGGCAAAGAAACGTCTGCGGGAAAAAAATACGCAGGAGTTCACGGCAAGTCTGAAAGTAGTGGGCGACGTGTCACTTGTGGCAGGAATGACCGTAAAACTGAAAGGCTTTCAGAAGTTCGATAAAAAATACAAGGTAACGCAGGCAAAGCACAGCTTGACAGGGGGCTACACGGTAGACCTTTCTTTAAAGCAGGTTCTGGAGGGGTATTGATGGCAGATTTGAACGAACTAAAAAACATGATACGAAAAGGGACCGTGCAGAGCGTGAACGCAGGGACAATGAAAGCCCGTGTGAAGTTCGGAGATAAAGGCGGCATTGTATCAGGAGAATTACACATACTGACCCGACACACAGAGTGGTTGCCAGTTGTCGGGGATATGGTTTTATGTTTAATGATTCCTGACGGCGACGGGGAAGGGTACATTGTAGGGAAGGTGATGTAATGGCAAATATAGGGAGTTTTGGGGACCTTGTTTTCAGTGTGTCAAATAATACGGTCAGGACGTTTGAAAGCATGAGCTGGGACTTTTCCGCTGACTATGCGACACACGACAGGCACATAAAAGCTGACCTTTTAGAATACATGGGACCCGGCATTGAAGGAATATCGTTTTCTATAGCGTTTTCTGTATTTTTAGGAGTAAATCCGCTAAAGGAAGTGAAGAAGCTGCGGAAAATGGTGCGGGAAGGATATGCAGAACGACTTGTAATCGGCGGCAAGGTATATGGAAGTTACAAGTGGGTAATGCAGAAAGGAACGGTTGACTTTCGGCGGTTCGACAACAAAGGAAATCTGCTGGCGGCAAAAGTGAAAGTGACGCTGAAAGAGTACCCGAAAAGGTGATTAAAATGGATATTATCAGAGGCGACGGAAAACTACTTGAAAACATAGAGCTTGCCCCAAAAAACACCCATCAAGAGGTTTTGCAGAATGTAGCGATAATCATTGACACATGGGAAAATACTTGCCCTATGCTGCGGGGGCTAGGGCTTCCGGCGCAGTTGATAGGAAGACCCATGAACGTGGTAAAAAATATCATGGTGGGGCAGCTATACGACCAAATAGAACAGAATGAGCCACGGGCGATTTTGGGGGATATAACCTTTGAAGAAAATGCTTTCACGGGGAAACTGATACCAATAATTGAGATACAGGGGGTACAGGCTGAAAATGATGATGAATAGAGAATACCCGGACATTGAATTTGTCGAAACGGACGTTGAAGTAATAGAAAGCAATATGATTGCACTTTATGAAGAGATGGTAAATAAAGAGCTGCGGAAGCAGGGAAAACGGGAAAATTACAAAGTTTATCCCGGTTCCCCGGAACGTCTTTTTATTGCATGGTGCGCTGCTATTATCATACAACAAAGGGTCCTGATAAATGAAACAGCAAAGAAGAATGTACCCCGATATGCAAAAGGCGAGTATCTGGACAGCCTTGCAGAGCTTTTCAAGGATATTGAACGACTGCCCGCCACGCCTGCGGTTGCAAAATTCCGCTTCTACATATCGGCGGCACAAAATCAAAGTGTTATCATACCGAAAGGGACCCGGATAACTTTTGACGGGGAAATAACGTTTGAAACAGAAGAAGTTCTGGAGATAAAAACCGGGGAAACATACGGGGAAGTAAATGGGAAATGCCAGACGGCGGGGCTGGTAGGAAATGACCTTGCGCCGGGGCAGGTGAAAGAAATAGTTGATATTTACGACTATTTTCTAAAAGTAGAGAATGTGACAAAGACGGAGGGCGGCGCAGAGGAAGAAGACGACACTTCATACTATGAGCGTATGCGGGAGAGTATGGAAAGTTTTTCAACGGCGGGTCCAATAAACGGCTATATATATCATACAAAATCAGTCAGCACGGCTATTGCCGACGTTGCGGCAACAAGCCCGGAAGCCGGGGTGGTAGATATTAGGGTATTGCTACAGGGAGGGCAGCAGCCGACACAGGCATTTCTGGGGGAAGTAGAAGCGGCATTGAACGCTTCCGACGTGCGCCCGCTGACCGATATTGTCACAGTATCAATGCCGGAGGAAGACCCGTTTGAAATAGACCTGACTTATTACATAAACCGAAACAGTCAGGCAAGCACAAGCATAATAGACCGGGACGCAAGGGCGGCAGTAGAAGACTATATAAAATGGCAGACCGGGAAAATGGGAAGGGACATAAACCCTTCATACCTGACACAGCTAATTATGGCAGCAGGCGTGAAACGGGTGGAGGTAAGAAAGCCGACATTTCAGGTGGTAGAGGAAACGCACGTTGCAAGGATTGTGCGGGACACTATGACCGTACTGAATGGAGGGATAGAAAATGCCTAATCCGAAAGGAATAAGAAAAGCCGGACGGGATATATATACCGTAAATTTTGCGGACTATCTGCCGGGGGCGTTGAAGCATGACCCTAAAATGAGGGCGATTGCAGAAGCGGTGACAAAAGAAGCGTTGACGGTCAGCGGGGAAATAGAAAACGTGCTGATATATTCCCGTATAGATGAACTGCCGGAAGAATTGATTGATATTCTTGCTTACGATATGCACGTTGATTGGTATGATTATTCATACCCGCTGAAAGTAAAGCGGGATATTCTGAAAGGCAGCGTAAAAGTGCATAAGAAGATGGGGACAAAATATGCAGTAGAAAAGGCACTGGGCGCATTGTACCCGCAAAGCGAAGTTGAAGAGTGGTTCCAGTACGAAGGACAGCCCCACCATTTTCACATTGTATGCGACGTTACGGAAAACAGAGTGACCGCAAGTTTTCAACAGATTGTAAATGCGGTGATGATGTACAAAAGACTTTCTTCACACTTTGACGAAGTTGTATATCAGGCAAGCGTGGGAATAACGGTTGAAACGCATACAGACTTCTTTTTATACAAGAATCCGGCAACGGGGAGCCTGCTGGCTGGCACATACCCGCAGCGGATAAGGCGGGGCGTACAGTCGGGAAATGCGATTGTGGTGGGGACAGAAGCAGCGGGATTTATCTTTCTTCCGACGCAGGCGGGCACATACCCGTATAGAAGCCATATATTCAGGCGCACAGACGCACAGATTGACATAGAAACGGCTTCAAATGCTTTCAGGCATACAAATACACCTGCGGGGCGAATAAGAGCCGGAGAAGAGCCACAGAGAAGCTACAGAGGGGCAGCGGGCGGGGCAGCAGTTGAAGTACAGACGGAAAAAGAAAGTTTTGTCTTTTCGGTCCCGGAAACAGGAACCGCCCCGGACAGAAACACGGTATTCAGGCACACAGACGCACAGATTGACGCAGAAACGGCGCAAAACGTACAAAGGTATAGAAATACACCTGCGGGACAGATAAATGCCGGAGAAGAGCCACAGAGAAGCCACAGAGGGGCAGTAGGCGGGGCAGCCATTAAAGCACAGGCAGAAGCAGAGGGAAAGCCGTTTTCCGTTCCGGCAGCAGGAACCGCCCCGGACAGGAACACAGCATTTCAAAGCAGCAGCATAAACATTGCGGCAGAGGGGGAAGCAGACGGCTTCCCCTTTGTAATGCCCGCAGCCGGGACAAAGCCGGAAAGGAACATCATAACGGACAATTCCGAAGCCGGGATTGCGGCAGAAGATGAAGCCGCAGGCTTTATATATACCGTAAAAGCTGCCGGGACCGTGCCGGAGAGAAACACGGAACCGGGAGCAGGAAGCGGGGGAATTGAAAGCACGGTGGAAACAGCGGCATTTATACATAAAAGTAAGCCGTGCGGAAGCCGTAGAAAACTTTGAAAGGGGGTGAAAAATCATGTTGACACCACAGGCAATAGAAGACTTCAAGGGCTTTCTGGACACAAATATTGCATATGCAAAAGTCACGGTCAACGGTGAGGAAAAAAAGATTCCGATACACAGGCGGGAACGCCTGAAAGACGGGCGGGTGGCGGTGTACCTGAACATTACGCCGCAGGCGGGGACGGAAGCGACAATTCAGCGGGTTCAGCTTTACAACAAAAATAAGCAGTTGTGGGCAGACAAAACGGAGAATATAGAGCTTTCCAATGTTCAGGAAGGGGCGTTATACCGTTTTGTCTTCCGATTTGTAGAACAGGAGGTATAAAACCATGTATGAGTGGAAGCAGTGGCAGGACCATGTTACAGAGCATGAAAACCGCTACATTGAAACCCAAAACGACGACGGGACAATTACGCACGAACCCGTGGAAGGGGAGGTATTGCAGCAGGGGACCCCGCAGAGCGCAACAAACTTCAATCACATGGAAGACGGAATTTCAAATGCCGGGGAGCTTGCGGCGCTTCTGGCAACAGAAACTATTCACATGAACCAGAGGGCAGCAGACGAAACCGGGGAAACCCTTCTTCTAAACCTGACAAATAATCAGGAATACCCGTTCAATAATTCCGTGAAGACCGTGGCGCTGAAAACTGAAAGGAACCATCTTGACTATACAGTGACAGCGGAAGTGCTGGAGTATAGCGGCGGTTGCGTAGGCGACATTGAGGTAACAGAAAAGCTGGTGAACGGCTTCAAGGTTGCGTATACAGGCAGCGCAAAAGAAGTGAAACTGAAAGTGTTTGTGAAGGGGGGCTTCTATTGATGAACGGGGCAAACGTGATTATAAAGAGCGAAGGAAGAAAGCAGCATGAAGCGTATGTGCTGCAATCTTTTGGAGTGAGGGGGAAAGGAACCCCGGAGCAGAGGGAAGCAGCGGAAATCATAGCCGCAAGGACCCGTGAAGTAGTGAAAGAAGGAAGGAGATAGACATGGGAAAAATCAAGGTTATTGAAAAAATGCCGGGCAATCATATCCAGTACGAAGTGAAGGGAAAGAAAATCATTTTCGGTGATGATGAACTTTCTGTAAATCTGGCAAGCCGGGAAAGAGATTTTGAAGTATCGCTGGATATTTGCATTGACAGCGAAAACGGTATTGTTATCGGCACGGGCGGCAAGGCGCAGAAGTACGCAGCACAAATTATCATTCCCGCCCGCCGCTATGATGTGATTGAAGACGGAGTGGACGAAAACGGGGAGCCGAAAGAAGTCCCGATTCCGATTGAATTTGACATTTCACTTTGCACTATCATTTTATGGGAGGTATAAAGATGGGAAATTTTGATGATTTAGCTTTAGCGGTTGCGTCGTTCGGGGGAAATAACAAGGTTATTCTGGACGATTTAGGGAAACCGTCTATCATGGTGGGCGTTCCGAAAATGAAGTATTCAGACATTATCACGGGCGGCACACAGGAAACCTTGCCGTGGTGGATTGTGGAGGGAGTAGAAAAGAATGTGATTTGGGTATCAAAATACCTGAATTGCGTTGTAAATGACAGAGCCTATTCCCTGCCTATGAAGGACCCGAAATGCTACGTCAATTTTGATGAAGCATTGAGATTTTGCCGCAACAAGGGGGAGGGCTGGCACCTGAACCAGAACGGCGTTTTCGCTGCCCTTGCGTTATGGTGTGAGAAAAACGGCACGATTCCGAGGGGCAACACAAACTGGGACGCAGCCTATGAAAAGGCGTGGGAACGGGGCGTGAATACCTACATACATGATACACACGGCGGCGGCAGGACGGCTACGGGTTCGGGTCCTGTCACATGGAACCATGACCACACGGCGGCGGGCATTGCTGACCTTTGTGGAAACTGCTGGGAGTGGGTGAGCGGTGCAAGGCTTGTAAACGGAGAGATACAGATTATTCCATACGGAAACGCTATGAAGTCAGATTGCAGCATGGGTCCGAATAGCACAGAGTGGAAAGCTATCATGCCGGACGGACGGCTGGTTGAACCGGGAACCGCAGGCACATTGAAGATTGACAGGACCAGCGCAAGCGACGCAACATTACGTATCAATACGAGCGTGACGACGCAGACAACGGACAGCAACGACACAAGCGTAAAATTCAAGGATGTTAAGGCAGTATCAGGAGTGGCAATCCCGAAAATTTTGATTGCAGCAGGCTTCTTCCCTAACAGCGGGCAGAGTACACCCGGACATTACTGGGCAAGGAATAACGGAGAAAGACTGCCTATCCGGGGTTCGAGCTTCAACGGCACTTCCTACGGTGGTGTGTCGGCGTTGCACTTGCACCACGCCCGTCTTTACGTCAACAGCATCGTTTCGTTCCGTTCCGCTTATTATGAATAACTGCAAACTGTAAACTGATACACTGGAGGGCTGGCGACAGCCAGCCCTTTCACAAAAAACAGACAAGGCAGGGTGAAACATGGCACAGGAAGAAAAGGAGCTGCCGGAGCTTGACCCGGTACGGGACAATGCGACGGCAGACGACTTCAAGACGAAAAATAAAGTCTATGAGCTGATACTGTACACAGGACCAGAGCTTGAACAATTCCCACGGGCGCAAAGAAGACTTGCGGAAGATATACGGGGAACAATGCTTTCTGTCCTGCGGCTTGTGGTGACATTAGAAAATAAGCACTACAAAAAGACGACGTTGGGGGAGCTTGACAACGAAGTTGACGTATTGCGCCACCTTGTAAGGCTTGCAGCGGACCCACAATATACACGCAGCCGGAAGCCCTGTCTTTCGCTGCGGAAGTATGAGAACATATCACGCAAGATAAATGAAATCGGCTGCATGATTGGCGGGTATTATAAATCATTAAAGAAATAAGCGGGAAAAACCCGCTTTTTTCATATCGGGAAAGAACCGTTATAGAGGACTTGCCGTGCCTATCCGGGGTTCGAGCTTCAACAACACTTCCAACGGTGGTGTGTCGGCGTTGAACTTGAACAACGCCCGTCTTAACGTCAACAACAACGTTTCGTTCCGTTCCGCTTCACCCCTATTGCCAGAAAGTCACGTTCACAAGTGAGCGTGTCCCGTGCGTATGGGTTAAAGGGGTTCTTTTCCGTTCCAAAGGTGGCTGGGGAACCGGGGACCGTAGGAAAAAGATTGAATTGTCGGGAAGACAGACAGTAACTTTGTAAGACATATTCAGGAATTTGTCTTACAAAGCGAAAGTCAGCCGCAAGGCTGAATTGATATGTCACGTTTGAAACGGAGTGGTGGACCGGAGTAAATTTGCCCGACGTATTTTTACACTTGCAGGAGGTAAAAGGATTGAAGAAAGTAAAGGGACTTTTCCCGAAAATCTATGACTTTGAAAACCTGTTTTGTGCTTACAAGGCGGCTATAAAATGCAAGCGGTACAGACCAGACGTAATGAAATATACGGACCGTCTGGAAGATAATCTGATAATACTGCAAAATGAGCTGATATGGGGACAATACAGCGTCGGGAGGTACAATATTTTCTATGTGTACGAACCAAAGAAACGCCTGATAATGTCATTGTTATTCAAAGACCGGGTGGCGCAACATGCAATATACAGACAGGTGAACCCGATATTTGAAAAGAAGTTCATTTTCGATAGTTACGCTTGCAGGGTAGGGAAAGGGACCCACAAAGCAATAGACCGCCTGCAATATTGGTTAAGGCAGACCGAAAGGAAACCGCAGAAATATTATTACTTGAAATTAGACGTTTCAAAGTATTTCTACAGGATAGACCACGGCATTTTGAAGAAGATTCTTGCAAAGATGATAGACGACCCGCCACTTTTAGACCTGATGGCGAAAATCATTGATTGTGAAGATACGAAATTTGGATTGCCGATGGGTGCAGATATAGGGGACGTTGCTTTTGATAGAATGCTAGATGATGTGGGCTTGCCTATAGGAAATTTGACTTCTCAAATGTTTGCTAACCTGTATTTGAATGAGCTTGACCAGTTCTGCAAGCACAAATTAAGGTTGCACTACTATATCAGGTACATGGACGACATTATTATATTGCATGAAGATAAAAAGTATCTGGAAAAAGTGAAACAGGAAATAGCCGTCTTTCTGGGACAGGAATTGAACTTGCAGTTAAACAAGAAAACCTGCATACGCCCGACAAGTATGGGCATTGAGTTTGTCGGCTTCCGGGTGTGGGCAACGCATAGGAAGTTAAGAAAGAAGACTGCAAAGAAACTGAAAAAGCGGCTGCAATATATGTTCCATGCCTACACAATAGGCGAAATTGACAAAGAAACGCTTGACAGAAGCGTTGCTTCATACCGGGGAATATTAAAACATTTTGACAGCTACGGACTGCGAAAAAGTTTGAACGAAATGTATAAAAAGGAGGTATGCGAAAATGTCAGAAATGGAACTATTGCAGACGGTGAAGGAGGGGCTGGCGTGGCTGGCAGCGATAGGGATTGTAATTGACCTGACCCCCGGCATTAAATTTCAGCCCGTGCGGTTCATCATAAAGCGCATAGGGGCATTGATGAATCATGACATAAAAGAACAGCTTGACAAGATAGAAAAAGACTTGCAGCAGCACAAGGTGGAGAGCTGGCGGCATGAAATCTTGTCCTTTGCAAATGAATGTATGAACCGCAGGAAGCACACGAAAGAAGAATTTGACAATTTCTTTGAAACGTACAGCGACTATGAAGAGTACATAAAAGCAAACAAGCTGGAAAACGGGCGTGTTGATATGGCGTACAAATATGTAAGCAATGTATATATGCGCCGTTGTGAAAAGAATGATTTTCTGGTGGAAAGAGAGGACGACGAAGAATGAATGTTCTGTTTTTTGTGTTTGGGTTTATCCTATGCGCTTTTATTGTGTTTCTATATAACGTGCGCTGGATTGCGGCAGCAAGGCGCAGGAGGAAGCGGCGGGCGCAGGAACACCCGGAGAAGAAGACACAGACAACAAAAATCATTGTGTTTTCTATCATGATAACTTATTATATCGCTTTTGCGGTTGCGGTGTGGGTTGTAATAGTGAAAGACGTGTACCAGCTTTCAAGCCTGCTGACCTTCACGGGCGGCGTTGCGGCTTTTGCGGTTGCGTTCTATTGCTGGAAGAGCAAAGCGGAAAATTTAGAGAAAATAAAGAAAGGGAACCCGGACTTGTGCGGTTCCCTTTCTGATTTTTCCGGCATGGGTTCACAGTAAAGGAGGAAGGACAGATGAAAGAAGAACTAAAAAGGCAGATTGCAGCGGAAGCAGCGAAAATCATTTTTGCAAATGAAGGAAATTATGCTTCTGTCAATGCTGATGATAACGGGGCGTTGAGCGTCGGGAAGGTACAGTGGCACGGGAACCGGGCATTGTACCTTCTGAAAAAGATTGTTGAAAAGACCGGGGCAGGAGCGGAAACGGTTCTGGGCGGGAAATTGTACCGGGAAATCATGACGGCTTCCGACTGGGCAAACAGGAAAGCGACGGCGGCAGAAAAAGTGAAGCTGTCACAGATTCTGGGGAGCGGTCAGGGGAAGAAGGTGCAGGACGCACAGGCAGAAGAAGACATTCTTTCCTACGTCACGCACGGGATAAACATGGGGATTGAAGACCCGCAGAGCCTTGTATATTTTGCGGATTTAGAGAATCAGGGTGGCGCAGGAGCTTCAAAGCGTGTCGGGAACGACGCAGCGCAGAGAGCCGGGGGAGCCGGGAAAGTAACGCTTGCCATCATGCACACGGCGGCACTTGCTGACCGGGTGATGGGGAAATACAGCAGCCGCAGGAACCTTGTGTATCAAAAGGCGCAGCAGCTTTTCAAGGGAGCTGCGGGAGCTGAAAACAAAAATCAGACAGGAGGTAACAAGACAATGATAGAAAATGAAGTCAGGGACAAAGTTGTACAGACCGCAAGGGCGTATTTGGGCAGCAAGGAAGCGGACGGGAGCCACAGGAAGATTATTGACGGCTACAACGCCCACAAGCCGCTTGCAAGGGGCTATCTTGTGAAGTATACAGACGCATGGTGCGCCACCTTTGTTTCTTTTGTCGCTATCAAGTGCGGGCTTACAGACATTATGCCAACAGAATGTGGGTGCGGGGCAATGATTGAACTGTACAAGAAAAAGGGACGCTGGCAGGAAAACGACGCATACAGACCGCAGCCCGCAGACATTATCATGTATGACTGGGACGACAACGGGGCGGGAGATTGCACGGGCTACCCTGAACACGTCGGGATTGTAGAATCAGTGAACGGAAATAAAATAACGGTCATTGAAGGAAACATGAGCGACAAAGTAGGTGAAAGAGATTTGCAGGTAAACGGGCGTTATATCCGGGGATATTGCCTGCCTGACTATGCAAGTAAAGCTGGAAAGGCTTCTTCTAAAGTCACAGCAGGAACCCCGCAGGCTTCCGGCAATGCTGCTGCCGGGTCCGTTTCTTTTGCTGAACAGGTTTACACGGTTCGGGCGGGCGACACACTTTCAAAGATTGCTGCAAAGTACGGCACTACATACCAGAAGCTGGCAAGTTACAACGGGATTGCGAACCCGAACAAAATAAACATTGGGCAAAAAATCAGGATTCCGGGAAGCGGGGTAAAGACCTACACTGTAAAGAAAGGTGACAGCTTGTGGAAAATTGCTGCGGAGCAGTTGGGCGACGGTTCCCGGTACAATGAAATTAAGACCCTGAACGGGCTGACAAGCAACACGATTCACGCCGGGCAGACATTGAAACTGCCGGAAGCATAAGAGAGGGAGGAAAAGAAAAATGAATGATATTATTGTTTTGGCGGTACAGTTAGGGATTACAGTTGCGGCTTTTGTTATCGGGAAGTATGTATTCCCGAACCTGCCGAAAAATACAATGGATAAGCTGACAACGCTTTCCCAGTGGGCGGCAAAGTTTGTTGAATGGGCAAAAGAGTTCATGAAGAAGCAGACCGGGGAAGAAAAGATGGCTGCGGTCGTAAAGCAACTGAAAGAGATTGCAGACGAAGCTGGGATTGATGTAACAGAAGAACAGTTGCGGGCAATAGCGCAGTCTGCCTATAATGCAATGAAAGCAGGAGAGAAGGAAGCCGGAACCGCAGCGCAGGAAACGCTGGCGACTTATTACAAAATCGGAGAGAGGGCAGCGGCGAAGGGGTCAACGGTCAATATTTATACAGGGACAGCCCCGGCAGAACAGAAAGTGGCGGTTGCGACTGATAAAGTCCCGGAAGGTGCGCTGGAGGATAACGAAGACGGCACAGTGAACGTATACGACGCAGATGGGAAGAAAACAGGGACCATTCCGGCAGAGGAAGCGGCAGAAGCCGCAGAGGGCGTGACAGAGATTAAAATAGAATAGTCAGCAGACGTGCCACAGAAGCCACAGACAGACGATAAGCCCCGCAGGTGTGTATTTATTCACCTGCGGGGCTTATTTGCGTATATGGGGCAAATACGGGCTTCCTATGCGGTTGTGAAAATCTGTTTTTCAGTATAGTTTATGAAACGGCGTGGGGACCCGCCCGGCACTTTTAGCTCATTCCTGAAAATGTAATAGCTTTTGTCTAATTCTTCTGAATATAATTTCATGAAGTCAACAACGTTTGTTTCGGTTTGGTTGTCGTCGTCGTCATAGAAATATTTCAGTTCAACGGTTTTTGCGCCGTATGCGGTGGCAAGTTCCCGGACAGACGCCCGGAAGCCGCTGGTGGTTGTGCAGGCTGCAAGGGAGAGCCAGCAAGTTGTATTATCAAAGCGGGCAATTACAGGGCGGTAATTGCTGCGGTTGAAGGTTACGCCGTTCATAGTCCATTTTAATTTCATCATTTCACCTTTCCTTTCAGGGAGAGGGGCGGCAGCAGGACCGCCGCCCCGGTCAATTAGTTTTCCTTCCGCAGTTCATTATAGACGTGATGCCCTAATTCCTGCATAGCTTCCGGGACTTCCTTCACGAAAACGGCGAACATGAAAGTCATAAATTCTGACTTTGTTTGCGCCCATTCTTCCGGGGTCATGTTCGGGTTTTGCGCCAGCTTCATTTCAAGCAGCTTTTGTGTAAGTTCCTGACCTGCGGGGCTATTAAGTGCGGTTCTTTCCGCTTCTGATACCTTATCTACAAAATCATTGAAGTTTTCTGCTAACATCATTTTATTTTCCTTCCTTTCTTTTTCCTTCATCTGATGATATTATTATATACTTACGCAAGTATATTTTCAATAGGCAAAATGTACAAACTTACGCAAGTATATTTGTACATTTTATATACTTGCGTAAGATAAAAAGAAAGCCCCGGAAGACCGGGGTGGGGAGAAACTAAACAATATTTACGTTTCCGGCTTCACCTTCACGCAGGATAGACAGTATATTTTCTATCATATCCCTTTTAGTAAGGCGGGCAAGGCGGGAAAAATCAGCTTTTGTTGTTTCTTTATAGTGCTTATAAAGACGGTCCCTGTATTCTTCAAGGTGATAGCAGGAAAAAGCAAAGCGATTCCCGGCGTTATCTTCCAGCCAATTATTGATAGAATTTAAGTTGGAGTAAATAGGGTAATAGCAGTTTTTTCGGGCTGCGGTCAGGTGGACGGCTTTTAATTGCTTCAATCCTTCATTCAGTGCAAGACGGCTGTATGTGGCTTTTTCAACTTTAATCATGGTTCACACCCCTTTCTTTGCTGGAGGGGCGGCAGCAGGACCGCCGCCCGTTGTTTTTATAAATGTGTATACATTCCGGTAACGTCTGTAAAAATATCTTGCAGCATATCAGCATATACGCCGGAAATTTCCTTCACGTCTTCTTGTTTGTCCGGGGTCCATGCAAAAGTTTTTTTATTCAGCCGCCCGGCAGTAAATTTGAAAAAGTGCATTGTGTATGTGTCCATAGCGTCAAGCGTGATATAAAGGCGGTTTGCCTTGCTGCGGTTTTTCGGAAGCGTCATGCGGAGAGTGTTTCCGTCTGATACGAAATTTTTTGCCCCTGTCATTGCGATAAACTTATTGCCGCCGAGTTGTTCAAGAATTGTATTTGCTATAGTCATTTTATTTTCCTTCCTTTCTTTTTCCTTCATCTGATGATATTATTATATACTTACGCAAGTATATTTTCAATAGGCAAAGTGTACAAACTTACGCAAGTATATTTGTACAATATGTATACTTGCGTAAGATAAAAAGAAAGCCCCGGAAGACCGGGGCGGGAGTTATTCAGGAAAGATACGAGATTTTATATGGGCTTCTTGTTCCCGTGTTTCGGGAATAACATATTGATAGCAGTTGTCGGGATAGCGGAAAATATTAAAGTACCACCAGCCGTCTGGAAGTGCTATTTCAAGAGTTATAACGCCGGGTTCACGCAGCAGGGCGGCAATTTGATTGCGGAGCCGGGTCCGGGTGAATTTTTCCCGGTTAAAGTAGCCACCTACGGAAAGAGAAAAAAGCTGGTTAGAAACTTCATTGATTGTCATAGTATAGACCCCCTTTTATGAGATTTTCGGTTTCGTCATATCGGATTTTCACCCCGCAGGTATTTAGCCGCCTGCGGTCACTGACTGCCGAACTATACGCCCCGGCAGCCGGGCAGGTTGTGTGGATTCAAAAATTATATTTGTCGTCGTCGGAGTTGAAGAACAGTCCAAAGGCTTCACAATATTGGGAATTTCCGTTATCAACTATTTTGCAGCGTTTTGTTTTTTCGTATTTGCCGCCCTTGTGAATTGTCACGGTTACAGCCTTTTCAGTGACTTTTTCAATGTGATATACTGTTTCATATGTGCCTGCATATGTTTTATATGTTCCTACTTCAAATTTTTTCATTTTATTTTCCTGCCTTTCTTTCCTTCATCTGATGATATTATTATATACTTACGCAAGTATATTTTCAATAGGCATAATATACAATCTTACGCAAGTATATTTGTACATTCTGTATACTTGCGTAATATTTGCAAAGGTGCTATAATAAATCATAAACGAAGAAAGGAGGGCGAAAGATGGAAGATAAAAAGCCGGAGAAGAAGCCGGACACGAAGAACACAGGGCAGCAGAAAGCAGCCACGAAAGCAAAGAACACTTTCAACGGGAAAAATTATGATAGGCTTTATCCGTTCGTAAAGAAGGGAGAGAAAGAAAAGATTGAACGGGCGGCGACTGCTGCCGGGCAATCCCTGAATGATTATGTTGTGTCGGCGGTATACCAGCGCATGGAGCGGGAAGGGCATGGAGGGAAACCAGATGGAGAAAAGACCGGGGAAATGTGAGAGCTGCGGGCTTGCTATGTCTGACGAAAGAGGAAAAGGGGCGTGGAAGTATTTCTGTACAGGCGACGGGAAAAGCAGGCGGGGCGGCGATTCCTGCGGCGGCTATTGTGAAGCCGGGGAACTGAAAAGGCTGATTGACGCAGCGGCGAAGCTGGTCAAAGAATAGGACGGAGGGGAACATGGAAATATTCAGTATAAGCATTGACAAGATACAGGAAGCAGAGGAAGGAAAAAGGGTGGTATTTGCCACAATAGACACTTCTTTCTACGACGGCAAGCGTAAGGGCGTGCAATGTGCTTTTTGGAAAAGCGGGTGGGACAGGATAAAGACAACAATGCAGTATCAGGAAACAGAGATAATGAACCCGGAAGACGGGAGGTATTTTGAAGACCTGCCGGAAGAAGAGTGGTGCAGGAAGTATGAAAGGAACCTGCGGAAAGTCCCTGACAAAGAGCTGGTAGAGGAAGTAAACAGAAGGGCAAAAGACAGTCTTTTCCACAAAGTTTCTTTCAGGGTAGAAGCGGTTGCAGAGGAATAA